GTTTGAAAACGAAGTAATTGAATATACTGGGGGAAACAGAACTAATAATATTTTTAATGTAGTTGCAAGAGGTACTTCAGCTCCTTATAGAGGAGTTAGTCCTGAAAAAACAACAGCAAATTTCCATACAGCGGGATCTAAAGTGTATGGTTCTAGACCTGTTACAATGGTACAAACTACTTCCGTTAATGACGCTAATACAACTGTTACAGAAGAAAATAGTTATTTAGTTCCAGCTCTTGCTATAGGTATGGATTTTGTAGCTGGCACATATTTAGCAGGTGGTGGTTTGCAGTGTACATACGGCCCAATAAATGATAGAGCTTAATTATGTCAGGATCTTCAAAATATACATATGCAACATTAACTACAGCTATTAGAGACTACACTGAAGTAGATAGTTCAGTATTAACGCAGGGCATAATAGATAATTTTATAATGGCTGCTGAGTTTAGAATTAATCAAGATTGTCCAATGGATGCAGATCGTTTTGTTCAAGAAGGAACTTTGTCTACAGACAATAATACAATCAATGCACCAGCAGGAACTTTATTTGTTAGAGGTGTGGAGGTTTTTAATTCTACTTCAGCCACCACAGGTGATGGAACCTGGTTAGAAAAAAAAGACCAAACTTATTTATCAGAATATACAGATAGATTAACAGGAACAGAAGGTGATTTAACCGGCCAAGATGTAACAGGTTTTCCAAAATATTATGCTATGTTTGGGGGTGCTACTAACACAACAGATACTACCTCAGGGGGTTTATATATAGCTCCTACACCTGATGCAGCTTATAAATTTAGAATTTACTACAATAAAATGCCAGTAGGATTAGGGTCTGGTTCTGATGGTAATAGTGATACCTATTTAAGCACATATTTTCCTCAAGGTCTATTATATGCTTGTTTAGTAGAAGCATATGGATTTTTAAAAGGACCAATGGAGATGTTGACATTCTATGAAAATAAATATAAAAGTTCTATACAACAGTTTGCAGGAATGCAATTAGGAAGACGAAGACGAGATGATTATACTGATGGAACTGTCAGGATACCAGTTAAATCTCCGTCACCCTAAACAAGGAGATTATTTATGGCAATAACATCGGCAGTATGTAACAGTTTTAAAGCAGAAGTTTTACAAGCAATCCACAATTTTACAGCGTCATCTGGAAACAGTTTTAAATTAGCTTTATACACAAGTTCAGCAACTTTAAATAAATCAACAACAGCGTATAGTACATCAAACGAAATTTCTAACACATCGGGATCTGCTTACACAGCTGGTGGAATAGCACTTACAAGTGTTACACCTGCTTTATCTACAGACACTGCATGTTGTGACTTTGCGGATGTTAGTTTTACTTCTGCTTCATTTACAGCTAATGGTTGTTTAATATATAACGATACAAACGCTGATAGAGCAGTTTGTGCAATCGCATTTGGTGGAGATAAAACTGTATCAAGTGGAACATTTACAATTCAATTCCCAGCAGCAGACGCATCGAACGCAATTCTTCGTATAGCATAAGGAGGAACTCCTTATGGCATCAACCTGGGGTAATAATACTTGGGGATCCAACGAGTGGGGTGATGATAACATTACTGTTATTCTTACCGGACAATCAACAACATCATCAGTAGGTTCACTAGAAGCTTTTAATGAAGAAGGTTGGGGTAGACAAGAATGGGGTAACTCTGGTTGGGGTGTTGAATATGCTGTACAACTAACAGGTCAACAAGTTACATCATCAACAGGTTCTATTACTACAGAAATTGCAGTGCCATTAACTGGTCTATTAACTACATCTGCATTAGGTTCTCTTACATTAGATATAGAAACATTTGTAAATCTGACAGGATTACAGTTACAATCAGAACTTGGAACTTTTGATAATGCAGGTACACTAGTCGGTTGGGGTAGAAATGGTTGGGGTGAAGAACCTTATGGAGATTCATTTAATAGTTTAACTCAACTAGCTGGAGTTAGTTCAACATCTAGTGTTGGTGCACCTACTTTAGATTTAACATCTGTTACAACTCTTACAGGTCAAAGTGCTACTTCAAGTGTTGGTGCACCTACTTTAGATTTAACATCTGTTACAACTCTTACAGGTCAAAGTGCTTCAACGGGTTTAGGTTCTTTAAATATTGAAATAGGTGTGCCATTGACAGGGGTTAGTGTAACATCTGCAGTCGGTGGAATAATTCTTGATGCATTAGAAATTGGTTTAACAGGTGTATCAGCTACATCTTCTGTAGGATCTTTAATATCTGAAATAGGAGTACCATTAACAGGTGTATCAGCTACATCTTCTGTAGGATCCCTGGTCCCTGAAATAGGTGTACCATTAACTGGAGTCTCAGTAACATCTACAGTGGGTGCAATAACACCTGTGCCAATGACGGTTGGTCTAGAAGGACAACAAGCTACATCTAGTGTAGGAGAAGTTATTATACTAGGATATCAAGATGTTGATATTGTAGGAAATACAAGTTATAGTGCGGTCAATAAAACAAATAGTGCAAGTTATTCGGATGTTGACGTGGTAGGAAATACATCGTATACAGACGTAACAAAAGTAGTTTAACGGAGAACAGAATTTATGGCATCAACATTCACAGATCTTGGTCTAGAATTAATGGCAACCGGCGAAAACGCTGGTACTTGGGGAACAAAAACTAACGCAAATTTAAGTTTAATTGAACAGCTTACAGGTGGTTATCTTTCTCAAGCTGTAACTGATTCAGGAACACCGACAGCTCTAACAATAGCAGATGGTGCTTTAACAGGTACTGCCCAACACAGAGTTATAGAACTTACTGGAACAATATCTGGAAATAGAATTGTAACTTTCCCTTTACTTACAGAAAATATTTACATTATTAAAAATAGCACTTCAGGTGCATACACACTACAATTAAAAGCGGTTTCAGGTTCAGGAGCTACTGTTACTTTTTCAGCTACAGATAAAGGATACAAACTTATTTATCTTGATGGCGTTGCAACAAACACAGGTGTCTATGATGCAGCTCTATCTCCAGCAGGTACAGTAACAGAAACTGGAACACAAACTTTAACAAATAAAACTTTAACCGATCCTAAGATAGGTACAAAAATTTTAGATACTAACGGAAATGAATTACTTAATTTAACAGCCACAAGTTCAGCAGTTAATGAACTTACATTAGCTAATGCGGCAACAGGCAATGCCCCTAAATTTACAGCATCTGGGGGTGATAGTAATATAAATATAAACCTTATTCCGAAAGGAACAGGTGAAGTACAGGCGAATGGAGTAGGTTTAGCAACAACAGGAAAAGCTATTGCAATGGCAATCGTTTTCGGATAATATATAACAGGAGATTAAATTATGGCAGCACCAAATATAGTAAATGTAACTTCGATTTTAGGTAAATCCGTTCAAGCAGCCTTGGGCACAACTCTTACTACTGAAATACTTGCATGTCCTTCAAATAAAGTATTAAAAATTAATTCAATTACTATCGCTAACATCGATGGTACTAATGCCGCAGACGTTTCAGTATTTATTACTAAATCTGGAGGATCACCAATCGCAATCGCAAGTACTATCTCAGTACCAGCAGATGCATCCCTATCTTTAATTGATAAAAATTCTGGTTTCTATTTAGAAGAAGCAGATAATATCGAAGCGGGTGCAAGTGCAACTGGCGATTTAACAATCACCATTTCTTACGAAGAAATAGACGACGCATAGGAGGTAATCAGCTATGGCAAATGGCGGAATTATCGGACCAGTCAACGATCCAAGTTCTACAACAGCATCAGGAGTATGGAAGACAAATACAGTTTATTGTCAAGTTAAGAATGCCGAATGGCCAACACGAACAGTAGCAATTGATTATTTAGTTGTAGCTGGTGGTGCAGGAGGTGGTGCAGCTAATGGTGGTGGAGGTGGTGGTGCAGGAGGCTATCGTACATCTTTTCCAGGTGGAACAAAAATTAATTTAAAAGGAGGTTCTTATTCCATTACAGTTGGAGCAGGTGGAGCAATCGGTAATTTTGGTAATGATTCAATTTTTGATTCTATTACTTCAACGGGTGGTGGAGTTGGAGGTAAACACAGTTTACCATCTCCTAGTCCAAGCAGAATAGGTGGAGCAGGAGGATCAGGTGGCGGTGGTGGAGGTGGTCCTCAAACAGGTTCAGAACCAGGATCTCCTGGAGCAGGAAATACTCCTCCAGTCAGTCCTCCTCAGGGTAACGCTGGTGGCCAAGCAGGTTCTAACCCAGGAACTGGGGGTGGATCTGGTGGAGCTGGTGGTGGTGGAGCATCTGCAGCAGGATCAAATGGTTCACCAGGTACACCACAAGGTGGATCAGGTAATGGTGGAGCAGGAGGTGCAGGTTCTCCAAATAGTATTTCAGGATCAGCAGTAACTTATGCAGGTGGAGCAGGTGGAGGTAGTGAAAACGGAAATGGTGGAGCAGGTGGAAATGGTGGTGGCGGACCAGGTGGAAGTGATTTAAAAGATGGACCAGGAGGCCCACCAGCATCAAAAGATGGTATTGCAGGAACAGCTAACACAGGTGGTGGTGGCGGTGGTGGAGGCCTTGGACCTGGAGGATCAGCAGCTTCTGGAGCAGCTGGAGGTTCAGGAACTATTATTTTAAGAACACCAGGTTCAGTAAATATTTCTGTAGGACCAGGAACAAATAGTGTTGCTACATTACCAGCGCCAGCAGGTGGATGTAAAGTTGCGACATTTACAGTTTCTGGAACTTTGACCGTTACTTAATAAAATGGCAATAGACTTTAAACTAATTATAAACTATAATAACAACTAAGGAGAAAAAATATGGCACATTTTGCAGAATTAGATTCAAACAACGTTGTACAAAGAATTGTTGTTATTGGTAATGATATTCCTACAGCGAATGGACCATTAGGAGAAAATGATAAGCATGTAGACGGTGAGTCTTGGTGCATTAATTTTTTTAAAGGTGGAATATGGAAGCAAACATCTTATAATGGAAATTTCAGAAAACAATATGCTGGAACTGGTTATACATTTGACTTTGCTAAAGATAAATTTATCTCACCACAACCATTTCCAAGTTGGTCACTAGACTCTAATGATGATTGGCAATCACCTGTTGCTTATCCTACAGTAACTACTTATGGAGATAATGCTCCGTACAGTATTTCTTGGGATGAAGATAATCAACAGTGGAAAGCTTTTGATGATCAAAGCAACGAATACGTTTGGGATTCAGAATCATCTAGTTGGTCAGCTACAGGAAATTAATCTTAAATAGGTTTTTTCTATGGCTAAAAGTAACGGAGGCATAATTGGTACAACCAACCAAACTAGTTTTGGTAGATGCACAGTTACATCTAAAACATCCTCTGGAAATTTAACCACACAACCAGGAACCAGAGTTGTTAAAACAACTATCGTTGCAGGTGGCGGAGGTGGAGGACACGAACGTGCAGGTGGAGCAGGCGCTGGAGGTTTAAGAAATATAGAACTTAATGTTTCAGGGAATGCTACTGTTCCTATTGTTGTAGGTGCTGGTGGATCAGCTGGGACTTCTTCTGCTTTAGGAGGATGTGGTACAAACTCATCTTTTAATTCTACTTCTTCTACAGGAGGAGGTGGAGGAGGTTTGGTTCCAAGTACAGCATCAAAACCTGGTGGTTCTGGTGCAGGAGGTTATGCTGGTAGTACTTCAGGAGGAACAGGAAACGCTGGAGGTTATGCACCTTCAGAAGGAAATGATGGCGGAGACGGATTACCTGGAGTAAATGCAAGTGGTGGTGGTGGTGGCGCTTCTGCAGTTGGTGGAAATGCAACACCTTCATCCGTTGGAGGAAATGGAGGAGCAGGAACAGATGTATCTTCTGATTTTCCAACTGCCCCTAACTCTGGTGTTTATGCTGGTGGTGGAGGAGGTGCGGCTTCTAGTGGGCCAGCTTTTACAACAGGAGCAGCAGGTTCAGGAGGAACTGGGGGTGGTGGAAACGGAACTAATAATGGTAGTGCAGGAGCAGCAGGAACAACTAATACTGGTGGTGGCGGTGGTGGAGGTGGAGTTTTTGGATCACCTTTTACTATTGGTGATGGTGGAGCAGGTGGTTCAGGAATCGTATTAGTAAAAGAATTAAATAAAGCTTCAGGTGTGTGGAGCATGCAATCTCAATTTAGTGCAATACAACAAGGAACGTGGCCAGAGTTTTTGGTCGATGTAGATTTTGATTATTTAGTAGTAGCAGGTGGTGGAGGTGGAGCGGCTGGTTTATCAGGTGGAGGTGGAGCTGGTGGATTTAGAACATCTTTTCCTGGAGGAACAAAAATAACTTTATCAACAGGTGCTCATTCCATTACAGTTGGAGGTGGAGGAGCAGGTAATAGCAATAATGGTGGTTTTGGTGCTAGTGGAGGTGATTCTGTTTTTTCAACGATAACTTCAGCAGGTGGTGGTGGAGGTTCAGGAGTTTTAAGAGTTGGTATCGCAGGAGGCTCTGGAGGAGGAGGTGGTGGTTTTGGTGCTAGCGCTGGTGGAGCAGGTAATACACCTCCTGTAAGTCCCCCTCAAGGTAACGCTGGTGGAGCAGGTGAAAGTTCAACACCTACTAGATTTGGTGGAGGTGGTGGTGGAGCAGGTGGAACAGGAGCAAGTGGTCCAGGTGCAGATGGTGGAGTAGGTTTAGCAAATAGTATTTCAGGAAGTTCTGTAAATTATGCAGGTGGAGGAGCAGGTGGAGGACAACCTAATAGTCCCGCAGTGAATCCAAATGGAGCAGGAGGACCGTTTGGTGGAGGTAATGGAGGTATTGGAATAGGTTCAGCAGGTGGAAATGGTACAGCAAACACTGGAGGAGGAGCAGGTGGATCAGGGCCAGGTGGATGTCAATCTGGAGGAACTGGAGGATCAGGTATTATTATTGTACAAGCACCCGCACCGCAAGCACCTTTAATTTCTGTAGCACCAGGAACAAATTCATTCGCTTGTGGAGTAGCAACCTTTACAGTATCTGGAACACTTACTATTAGTAAATAGCTAATTCTAGCTGACTTGACTTTTTTGTTATATATTCTACAAAGAAGAATATAAAGAATATAAAGAATATAAAGAATTTATGAATTTAACAAATTACTATTGGTATTTTAAATCAGCAATACCTGAACAGGTTTGTGATGATATTATAAAGTATGGAAATAAACAACGTGAGCAAATTGCGTTGACAGGTGGTCAAACTAAAAAATTAGAAGAGTTAGAAAAAAAAGAAAAAACAAAACCAAAAAAACCTAAAAAGAAAATAAAAGTTTCAGAAGCAACTGCTCATTTATCAGAGGAAGAGTTAGACGAATTAGATCCAGCAAAAAAATTAGAACAAGAAGAATTAAATGATTTACGAAAAAAAAGAGATTCCAATATTGCTTGGCTCAATGATCGTTGGATTTACAAAGAAGTTCAACCCTATGTACATCAAGCAAATGCTAGTGCGGGATGGAATTTTCAATGGGATTTTTCTGAGTCTTGTCAGTTTACTAAATACAAATTAAATCAATTTTATGATTGGCATTGTGATTCTTGGGATCAACCTTATGCAAATCCAGATAATAAAGATACTCACGGAAAGATTAGAAAGTTATCAGTCACTTGTAGTTTGTCCGATCCAAAAGAATATAAAGGTGGAGAATTAGAGTTTCAATTTAGAAATACAGATGATCCAAACCCTACTAGACCTTGTCTAGAAATTTTACCCAAAGGCTCTATTGTAGTATTTCCCAGCTTTGTTTGGCATAGAGTCAAACCCGTAACAGAAGGAACAAGATATTCTTTAGTTATTTGGAACTTAGGATATCCGTTTAAATAATATGTCTATTAAAGATCCACTATCTACCTCCCTTTATTTTCAATCGCCTATCTATCATGTAGAAGCACCTGAATGGGTTAAGTCTACTAATAAAGTTTGTGATACTTATATTAATCAAGCAAGAAAAAATTTAAAAAAAACAATTAAGGATAGAGAGAAAAAAACTGGTAAAAAAATAGGAGATCATGGATTAAGTTATCATTCTACTTCTTTGATTGGAGACCCTAAATTAAAAGAATTACAAAAATATATCGGAGCCACTAGTTGGAATGTGATGGATCATATGGGTTATGATATGTCAGGGTATGAATTATTTTGGACAGAATTTTGGGTTCAAGAATTTGCAGATAAAGGTGGTGGACATCACGATAGTCATATTCATTATGATAATCATGTCTCTGGATTTTATTTTTTAGAATGTTCTGAAAATACTTCTATGCCTGTGTTTAATGATCCTAGACTTGCTAAAGTTATGACTCAATTACCATTAAAAAAACCAGAAGAGATTTGTTTTGGAAGTGATAAAATTCATTACAAGCCAAAGCCTGGAACTATGATCTTTTTCCCTGCATACTTAGAACATCAATATACCGTAGATGATGGAGTAGAACCTTTTCGATTTATACACTTTAACTTACAAGCGGTGAGGAAAATGATCACTAATACTTTACGAAGCCCAACCAAGGAGAAAAAATGAGTTTTGAGAAAAATGGATACACAGTAATTAAAAAAGCTATCTCCCCTGAGATTGCTGATTTTGTATACAAATACTTTTTATTAAAAAGAAAAGTAGCTAGAACCTTATTTGACAACAAATACATTTCACCGATGACCGAATATTTTGGTGTATGGAATGACGCCCAAGTTCCTGAAACTTATTCTCATTATGGAGACATTGCCATGGAAACTTTACTTACCGAAGTAAAACCTATTATGCAAAAACAGACAGGTTTAAAATTAATTGAGACGTATGCATATGCACGAATTTATAAAAAAGGAGATATTTTGCATAAACATAAAGATAGGTTTAGCTGTGAAATATCTACCACTTTAAATCTAGGTGGAGACGATTGGCCTATTTATATTAACCCAAATAAAAAAGAAGGTGAAGTAGATAATAAAACAGGAGCTTATAAGCCTTCTAAATCCAAAGGAACTAAAGTAAAATTAAATCCTGGGGATATGTTGGTGTATCGAGGCAATATTTTAGAACATTGGAGAGATGCATTCAAAGGAACGGATTGCGGACAAGTATTTTTACACTACAATAACAAAGCAACTAAAGGCTCTGAAGATAATAAGTTTGATAAAAGAGAACATTTAGGACTTCCCGCTTGGTTTAAAAGATGATATAGTTCCCCCACGCTGGGATAGATTTCCACCACACCAATCTGTCCTGGCACCTTATTTAGAGGAGAGTTATGTTACAAAAATTAGGATTTGCACCAGGATTTAACAAGCAAGTAACCGAGACCGGGGCCGAGGGTCAGTGGTTTGACGGTGATAACGTACGTTTTAGATATGGTTCCCCAGAAAAAATAGGCGGATGGCAACAGTTAGGAAGTACTAAATTAACTGGTGTAGGAAGAGCTATTCATCATTGGGATGATAATGCGGGTATTAAATATGCAGCTATAGGAACCAATAGAATTTTATATGCTTATTCAGGGGGTGCCTATTATGATATCCACCCTATTAGAGTTACTTTAACAGGGGCTAATTTTACCAGTGCATCTAGTCAACCTACCATAACCATAACTACCGGCAGTCCCCATGGATTATTAAAAAACGATATTGTTTTATTTAATAGCGTTTCTGGTCTAAGTGGATCTACTTTTACGAACTCGTCTTTTGAAGATCAAAAATTTATGGTTACTTCTATAACTTCGCCTACCGTCTTTGTTATAACCATGGATGCTAATGAGTCCGGAACTCCTTTAAGTACGGCTGGATCTGCTTCAATTCTTTGTTATTACAGTGTAGGGCCAGCACAGCAATTAGGTGGCTTTGGTTGGGGTACAGGACTATGGAGCGGTACAGTAGCTGGAACAGCAACAAGTACCTTACAAACAGCTTTAACAGATACAAACACCACTACAATAGTTTTAAACAGTAGCTCCGCGTTTCCGGGAGCAGGGACCATTCAAATAGGTAATGAATTTATTTCTTATACCAATAATAATACCACTACTAATACTTTAACTGGCGGGGCCAGAGGAGTAGATGGTACTACTGCTACAACTCACAGCGCAGGGGATACCGTTACCAATCTTACAAGTTATGCTGGATGGGGTGATCCTTCTTCTACTGACTTTACGATTAATCCTGGTTTATGGGTATTAGATAATTTTGGTACTAAATTAATAGCACTCATTTATAATGGTAGATGTTTTGAATGGGATGCCTCTGCTGCTAATGCTACCTCTGTTAGGGCAACATTATTAGCAAATGCTCCTACAGCATCACGCCATGTATTAGTATCCACACCCGATAGACACTTAGTATTCTTTGGAACCGAAACTACAGTGGGGGATCCTACTACTCAAGACGACATGTTTATTAGATTCTCTTCTCAAGAAAGTATTGATCAAACAGATTCATATACGGTTAAAGCAGAGAACACCGCAGGAACACAAAGACTTGCAGACGGTTCTAAAATTATGGGTTCTATTAAAGGTAGAGATTCCATTTATGTATGGACCGATACTGCATTGTTCTTAATGAAATTCGTAGGACAGCCTTTTACTTTCTCCTTTGAACAAGTAGGTACTAACTGTGGATTGTTTGGAAAGAATGCATGTATTGAAGTAGATGGTTCCGCTTATTGGATGTCGGAAAATGGTTTCTTTAATTACGACGGTCAATTAAAATCTATGCCCTGTTTAGTAGAGGACTATGTGTATGATAGTATTAATGATACCTCTAGAGATTTAATTAATGCAGGTTTAAATAATTTATTTGGAGAAATTAATTGGTTCTACTGTAGTAATGGATCGGATGTGGTCGACAGATCTGTTACCTATAACTACTTAGACTCATCAACTCAACGTCCTATATGGACCACATCTAGAATGAATACTGTAACTGTAAATGGACAATCTCGTAAAGTTGGTGTACCGAGAACCGCTTGGCAAGATTCAGCGGTATTTAATAAACCTCACGCAACCTTTTATGATTCAACAGATAATGCATCTACTGATTGCACTGGTAATACGGACGGTATTACGATATACTATAACCACGAAACGGGGACTGATCAAGTTAATGCTGGTGGTATTATTACACCGATACAGGCAAATATATTATCAGGTGATTTTGACATTACTCAAAAAAGAAGTAATACAGGTCAGACTGTTGGTACACCAGATATCAGAGGAGATGGTCAATACGTTATGAGAATTAGTAGATTTATACCAGATTTCATAAACCAAACAGGGGACACTCAAGTAAGTTTTACTACTAGGATGTATCCAAATAGTACTCCTCAAACTACCGATTTTGCAATTGATGCAACCACTACTTTTAAAAGTACCAGAGTTAGAGCCAGGTCTATTGCATTAAAAGTTTCTAACACAGGTAGCGATCAAGATTGGAAATTAGGTACTTTTAGATTAGATATTTCTCCAGGGGGTATGAGATAATGGCAGTTCCTGGTTTTTACAATGCAGCAGATCAAGATTTATACGATCAAGGAGATTATTTTTTACCGCAAGAACAATACAGATTAAATTTAGGAACGGACACTGGTGCTCCGAATAGAGTAGAATTTAATCCCTCTCAAGAGGGTATTGGTTCTTTACAGCAATATTACCCCTTTCCCAATTATGGTGAAGAGGAGGATGATGATGGTAGAGGTAAAGGATTACCTCCTGGACCTAATGCAGGTCTTGGAAACTTACTTGATAGATATGATCAAGCAGGTTATTTCGGAAGAAATTTAATTAATATGCCAATGAGTATGTTAGCTCCACCATTAGCAGCTCCATTGGCAATGTATAATATGGGTAGAAGTGTATATGATTTTGGTAGAAAGGTTCTTGGTTATAATAATGATATTGATATTCCAGAGGGGGGAAGTTTTTCAAGAAATCCTGGGCTAGGTTTTTCTAATAGAGATACGGCAGATGTTCAACAATTTGGTCAAGACGTTATAGATCGTCAAGATTACGAAACTTTTGGAACAGCGAAAGGTGAAACAGCGGCAGAATCAGAGGCAGCAGATGCTGCAGCATCCGAAAGTTACTCAGATAGTGAAATGGATTAATTATGGCAAAAATTGTACAATCACTAACCAGAGCAAGTAAAGAGTATGAACAAAGAACCTTTCAATCTTTAGTCAGGGATCTGGACTCCGTAATCACAAAATTAAATTCTTCTTTTCAGGAAGAAGTAAAACAAGAGATAGAAGCTAAGAGCTTCTTTTTAGAATAATGGCAGTAGTAAACCAATACAAATTTGTAGGAACAGATAATAATACTACAGGAAATGCATTAACTGTTTTTGCAACAAATAGTCCTTTGGTAAATGAAACTATAATTATTAAATCCATTCTAGTTACATCTGCAGGAACACCAGCAGTGACTGTTACAAACAATAGTATCACAGCTATTAAATCTGCAGCATTGACAGCTAATGTAACCACAGAATTATTAACTCAACCATTAATCGTAGAAGGTGGGTCTGCTTTTACTATACAATCAAGCACTACAGACTCATTTGATTTTGCGGTTAGCTTTTTAAACATTAAAAAGGAGAAAATAGACTAATGAAAACTACTATTATAGACGGAAAAGAGATACCTATGTTGGATGCAGCCAACGTTACTACTACTTATAGACACAAAGAAACTGGAGAAGTTTTTAAAGAAAGAAAAGACTGGGAAACCAAGGGTTATAAAAAAGAAGATATGGCACAAGACGTAAATGTGATGATGCCACCTCTTGATTTGTTTTTAAAAACAAAGTAAAACGTATAGAATAAGGAAAAATTATATGGCAATAACAAATTCACAACAAGCTAGACAAATGTACAACCAAGGCGGATATGCTGATATGGGTCTTATGGCTCCTAGACAGAACTATGGCCTAGGTAGTTTTGTAAAAAAAGCGGTTCGTGGTGTTAAAAAAATTGCTAAAAGTCCCATAGGTAAAGCTGCTTTGTTATATGCAGGTACTGCAGGACTAGGTTCATTAGCAGCTGGCGGCGGTTTTGGAAGTTTACTTCAAGCGCGCACATACGCTCCTTCTATGGTAGGTTCTAATTTATTAACAGGTTTAGCTAGAGCCAGAAGTGGTTTAGGTCTTCTTGGTGGTGGTAGTGGTGGTAGTGGAGGAAGCACTACAGGTAATCCTAGCTTTTTAAGTAAACTAAATCCTTTCGGTAAAAACTTTAGTGGTAAAACGGCTTTTCTTACTGGAGGTGCATTAGCAACAGCATTACCTTTTATGATGGGTGGTGATGATGATGAGGTAGAAGAAGTTTCAGAATCATTTACAGGAATGCCTTCTAGTATTCAGGATATAACAGGTCAAGCAAGAGCTTATTACAGCGGCGGTCCAAAAAACAGCAATTTAAATTTCATGCCACAGAAAAAATTTGTATCAGAAAATTTTTATGCAGCTGACGGTGGTAGAGCTGGTTATGCTAATGGTATGTTAGTAGATGATGAAGAAGAAGAATTTATGAGATCACGTGCAGGACAATCTTTTAGACAACCACAAACATTTTTAAATATGGGTGGTGGTGCAGGGGATCAACAAGCACAACAAATGTTAATGATGGCTTACGCAAAATATAGAAAACAAGGTGGTGATATGCCTTTTGAACAATTTGTTAAAGCAGTAATGCAGCAACAACAGTCTCAAGGTATGGAACAACCTACCATGGCAGCTAACGGCGGTAGAATTAATGCTGCTGAAGGTGGAATCATGGACACGGAACAAGCTGAAATGATTGACATGGGTGGACAAGAAAAAGATTTTAGAGAAACTGGTGGGTTTGTAGAAATGGGTGGTGAAGAAAGAGCTGACGATGTTCCTGCAAGACTATCTAAAAATGAATTTGTATTCACAGCCGATGCGGTAAGAAACGCAGGCGGTGGAGATATAGACCAAGGTTCAGCAGTTATGCAAAATTTAATGGATAACTTAGAAGCAGGAGGACAAATTTCTCAAGAGTCACAAGGTTTAGAAGGTGGTGGTGAAGAAGAAATGATGTCGGAAGAAATTGTAGAAGAACCAAATGGTGCTCAAGCAATGTACGAACAACAACAAGCACTACAATCAAGGATGATATAATGGCATTACCAGATTATTTACAAGATACTTCAAAAGATTTTGCCCGTCAGGCGACGGCCGCATATTCAGCACCCATTAATACCGATACGTTTACTGGTAGACAGTTTGTTGCTGGACAAGATCCACTGCAAACACAAGCAACAGCTTTAGCCACACAAGGTGTTGGTTCTTATCAACCGTATTTACAAGCAGCACAAACTTTTCAAGGACAATCTGCAGGAGCCTTAGGGGATTCTGCATCTACGGTTGGGGGTCTAAGTTCTTTGACCGGACCTAACGCTTACCAACCTTTTATGTCTCCATATCAAACAGATGTTATTGACGCTACTTTAAGTGAATATGATAGATCTAGATTAGGTGGACAACAAAGTATTAGAGATGCCGCAGTGTCTTCAGGTAATTTTGGTGGTGGTAGAGAGGGAGCAATGATGGGTCAATATAATGCAGACTCATTAATAAACAGAGCTGCTTTACAAGCACAGCTATTACAACAAGGATTCACTCAAGCTAATCAATTAGGCCAACAAAATTTTACTAATCAACAGAACATAGGTGTTGCACAAAACAATTTAGCAAATGCTTTTGGACAACAAGGAGTTGCTCAAATGGGTCTATCTAATTTTAACCGACAAGGTATGGGTGCGGACATTAATGCATTAGGTACACTCGGTTCATTAAATAGAGCTCAAGATCAAGCTCTATTAACCGCGGATCAACAAGCAGCCCAGACAGCAGCGTATGAGCCTTACGCAAGGCTTGGTCGATATGGTGATGCTATAACTGGTTTAGCTGGTGGAGTAGCTGGACAACAATTTCAACAACAAGCTCCTGCGGATCCTTACCAAACTGCACTAGGTACAGCTATGGGTATTGGTGGATTGTACGGAAAAATATTTGGTAAATCATAATCATGAAAACTTTAAATAGACCAATGTTTAAATACGGAGGACCCATTAAGGAAGGGGTTATGTCTGGTATTAGAGAACCAAAAAGAAAAGGTGGGTCTATGGGTGAACCACAAGCTATTAACACAGTAGGAAGTCCTTTGTCACCAATGTCTAGTGATGGCAGAGCTAACTATGCTGCACCATTAATTCCTATTGGAATGGGCATAGCCTCTGGTATTGCAAGAGCTGCACCTTTAGCATTAAGATATGGAAGACTAGGAATAAATAAATTAAAAAATTTATTTGGTAGAACAGTATATAAACCAGATGTAGGTACAAAAATAGCTACTGGAAAAAATAAAGATCCATTTACACCCATTAAAAAAGTTTTTGAACCAAACCAAACTGGTGTGAGTGGATATCTTATGAGATCACCCGAAGCTAAATTTCTAACAGGTGCTGGTGGTACGATCTCTAAATATGCAAGTAAGGCTCTAACAGGTGCTGCGAAATCACCTCTTACAATTGGTGGTATTACTTTAGGTTTTACAGACGCATTTCCTACAGGAAAACCTTTTGGTCCGGATAAATATTTACCAAATGTACTAGGTCAAAGGTTTGACGAGCAAGGTAATAAAATACCTGGCACAGGGATATTTAACGATAAAATAAAACCAAAACCTACAGATGATGAAGCTAAAGTTCTAACTGATGCAGAAAAAATAGCTATGGCAGAACAGAAAAAAGCTAGAATGGAAGGAGCTAAGTTAGCTAAAGAAAAGTTTGCTGCGGAACAAAAAGCAAAGCGTATAGAAGGCTATAGAAAAATTATGGATATTGAAGGTATGCAAAAAGATGCTGCTTATGATTCTTTGATTGCAGCTAGTAAAGCTGTAACTAGCGATCCTGACTTTAAAGGAAGTATTAAAGACGGAAGTTTAATTAATAAAATCATTGGGTCTACTAGTAAAGCTTTTGATAAACCTAAAGCAACTGAACAAGCAATTAATAGTCTTATTCTTAAAGGCGAGATCCAAAAAGATTTAAAAAAAGAAGATAAAGGAAGTCAATACCAAGCAGCAAAAAATTATTCAGATGAATTTAACGTTGATATTGGCCAAGCTTATAAAAATTTAGGGTTTGATAAAAGTAAAAACCTTTCAGAAAATGTACTGATAGCTAATAAAGCTAATAATTCCACAACCGCGACCACTGATACAATCCTTGAAGGTGTGAGATTAACTTATGAAGGCGTAGTTCCACAAGTAGTTATTACTGATGCTGAATTAATTGACGCAAAAACTAAAGGTTTAATTAAAAAAGACGCAACGGACATTAAGATTTTTGAAGACGAAGTTAAAAACAATAAACTAGGTCCTGGCATATATGTTGTAAACAAATCCGTTTTTGCAATTGATGACAACAACCAAAAGAGACAATTAAGATAGGAGTAATTAATCCATGAGTATTTTAATGGACCGGTTAAACAAATCATCACAACCACAAAATAAAATAGGTGTAATAGAATCCATGTTATCGGGCGTAGCGTCTGGTGTTATTGCAATACCAAAAGGTTTCTTTTCATTAGGCGCAAGTCTTATGGATCTTGGTGTTGACAGCGGTAAAGCTGCTGCAGTTGAAGCATGGTTTGATGACCTTACAGAATTTGATGAAAAAGCAGAGGCAACCGCTGCAGGAAAAATTACAGAACTAATTGTTAATATTGGTATTCCAGGTGGTATCGCGTACAAAGGTGCAAGTAATTTAGCTAAGACTTCTATGCTTGCAGCTAAAAATAAAAAATATGTTAAATTAAATGATCCAGCGTTAATCAAAGCAGGTCAAGATGCTGTATCCTTAACCGCACAAGGTCAAGGTAGGGCTTTTATGGCCGGTGCATTAGGTGGAGGTTTGGCGGAAGGTGTTTTTGTTGGTGATGTAGAAGAGGCTGGAACCTTTGGAGACTTACTAGGTGGCCCAACTGAAATAAATAGAATTGACACGGATCCAAATGCAACAAGAGAAATATTAAATAGAATTAAATTTGGTACAGAGGGTGCATTATTTACAGGTGTGCTTGGTGGTGCAGGTAAAGTTATTAAAAAAATAACAAACAGAAACAAAGGATTAGACACGGCTAACTCTGGGATTGATAGATTGATAGATAAAGTGGTAACAGGGTTCAGGGCACGTAGTGGTAAAACACAAGAGTTTTTTGATATAGAAAGACAGACAATAGGAGCGCGAGCAATTGATGCGATTGGTACTAAAAATTTAGCTAGAGAGTTAGACATGGATATTGATCGAGTATTTCCTTTCTTTAGAAACATAGGAAAAACACAAACTGCAAAGCGAAGAAATGAATTTTTAGAGGAGCTATCCGACGCACTAGTATCTGGTACTCCTACACTTACTCGTGAAGGACAAAAAAGAGTTTTAAATGCAGAAGGTAAAGAATTATTTAAAGCTAGTGCAAAATCCCCCAGAGCTGAAGAGTTACTTATACAACAAATGAAGCAAGCAGATTTAAATCAATATACGGAAGTAATAGACAGCAATAGAATGATAGCACAATTTGGAGATATGGATGCTGGTTCCATACAACGAATAAAAGACACAATTAAAGAATTTGCACCTAATGCACAAACTGCTGAAGAACTAGAAAGATCTATTCTTGGTGGATTATCTGCTATGCGAATTAAATGGTCAAATTTATTTACTGACTTGGGTAGTGTCGTAGATCCAGAAGATTTAATAAAATTTAAAGATAAATTTGGTAAGAAATTTAAAGGTTATATTGGTAGTACATATGATATATTTCAAGAAAAAAGTATTATACCTTTTTTAAGATATAAACCTGCAGCTCAAGCAGTTGAAAATGCAAAAAACTTATTTAAGGCTAGCGCAAAAGAAGCAGGTAAAGATCTTACAGATTTAGAAGCAGAACAAATAGTTAGTGGTATTTTAAGAGCGCCTATAATGCCAAAAGGATTTAGAGCAGATAAACCTTCAGATGCTTTATTTAAAGCTCCAGAATTTTTTGTAAATAGAACTGTGTTAGATGACGCTCTTACAAGATCTGGTGAAAATATAATATCAATTGGAGATTTAAAATCAGCAGCAGATAGAAAAGTGTTTGATGATCTATTTGGTAAACAAAAAAATCCGATGCAAACTATGATAGGTGGTATGGCTAAACTATCTTTAATTACAAGAAGTAATTTATTTTATAATAATCTTATAAAAAAGAACGATGACATTATTACTAATTGGAAAGCAGCTGCAGATAAAACAACTGTACCACAACCTATGTTTGCAAGATCAGAAGGAGAAGCCAGACAATTTTTTGGTGAAGCTTCTTTCAGAAGAATAGAACCTATTGATCCTGCACAAACTTTAAATGTAAATATTAGAGCTCAATCAAGTAATCCATTTGGAGATATTATGAAACCTTTCTATGCAAGAGATGGTATTGCAGATGCTATGGAGCAAGTTTCTAAAAATTCAAATAAAAAAGGAACCCTTACTAGGCTATATGAAAGTTTAATCTTATACCCTAAAGCTACTTCACAGATAGCTAAAACAATCTTATCGCCAGTCACACACTTACGTAACTTTGTAAGTGCTGCAGCTTTTGCTGCAGCAAACGGTCTCTTACCTGCAGCAGATCCTGCTGCGATTAAACAGGCATATCAAGCATTGCAAACAGGATTAAAAGGTACAAGACAACAGAATGAATTATACGAAGAACTACTAGAACTAGGTGTTGTAAATTCTAGCGTAAGACTTGGAGATTTATCTAGACTGTTAAAAGACGTAAATTTTGGTGAAACAATGACATCAACTAAAGGTATGAGATTACTATTAAAACCATTATCAAAACTCAAATCATCAGCACAAGATTTATACACAGCCGAAGATGATTTTTGGAAAATATACTCATGGGCTATAGAAAAATCTAGATTAGAAGAAGCTTTTAAAAAAATTGGTGTAACAAGAGGACAGTTTTTTAAACGTAATGGTGTAGACGTAAGACTCGATGATCAATTTTTAAAAGAAGAAGCAGCTGACATTGTAAGAAACAATATACCTAATTATGATTACGTATCTGATTTTGTAAAAAGTTTAAGAAAGCTACCTATTGGTAACTTCGTATCATTCCCAGCAGAAATAGCTAGAACAGGTACAAATATTGTAAGACGAGCATTAAGAGAAATAAGTGAAACCATAACTTTAGCTGATGGTAGAGTTGTAAAACCTATGGAAAGCATAGGTTACACAAGATTATTTGGTTTTACTACAACGGTAGCAGCTGTACCAGTGGCTACAACAGCTGCTTTCCAGGCATTGTATGATGTGACTGATGAAGAAAGAGAGGCTATTAGAAGATTTGCAGCTAAATGGTCTAAGAACTCTACACTACTTCCTATTAAAGATAAAAATGGTAATTTTAAATATGTAGATTTTAGTCATGCTAATGCATACGATACATTACTTAGACCTTTACAAACTGTAATTAATTCAGTGCAGGATGGTAGAACTGATAACGATGGTATTATGGATGATTTTTCAAAAGGTATGTTTGTAGCAATGAAAGAGTTTGGTGAGCCATTTATATCAGAATCTATTTGGACTGAAGCGATGTTTGATATTTTTATAAGAGGTGGAAGATCAAGACAGGGTTTTCAAATCTACAGTGACCAAGACACAGATGGAGATCGTAATCGTAAAATATTTGCACACTTAGTAGAAGCGCAAATGCCTTTCTCAGCTAACCAATTAAAAAGATTAGATAGATCTATAGAATCTGTTGATGTATTAACTAAAGGTAAATACGATGAGTATGGACAAGACTTTGAATTTGGAGATGAGTTTCAAGGACTGTTTGGATTTAGACCGGTGTCAGTTAATCCACAAAGAACAATGAATTTTAAAGTTGCTGATTATCAAAAAGGTGTTAGGGATTCTAGAGGTCTGTTTACTAGAGTTTCATTGAAAGGTGGACCTATTGAGTCAAGAGAAGTCGTTGATGCATATTTAAATGCAAACCGTGCTTTATTTGGTGTGAAAAAAAATTTAAAAAAAGACATAGAAGCAGCAAATCTTTTAAATATAGGTGAAACAAACCTAAGAAATTCATTAGATAGAATTTCAAATGCAGAAGTAAGCTCTATAGTAAATGGTGTATATAGACCTCTTACAATATCTTTAGATGTTCAAAGATCTTTTGCAGATAATGCAGCAAAAATAGGTCAGGTCAATCCTTTGTTAGAAGCCTTGCCCATAATAGAAAATTTAAGAAATCAGCTTTCTACTTTTAATTTAGACCTGCCTGAATTACCGACCTTAGCAAACCCTTTGATGCCTATTATGCAAGATACACCTATTACTCCTAATACTGTTGCAGCAGGTAGTGCAAGTATAGATACTGATGCTTTACAAAACCAAGTATCGGGTAACAATTTAAATGGAATGACAACACAACAAAAAATAGATATACTTTTTAAAGGAAACTAACATGACAAAAAACGCCTTACAAAAAATAGAAGATCACGAAAAACTTTGCAGAATTATGCAAAAACAAACTCACGACAAAATTCTAAAGCTTGAGACCCAAATTAATAGAGTAGAAAGTATATTACTAATATCTGTTGGAGCCTTGATCACTGGTATGGCCAGCATGATCTTTATGTTAATCACAAAATAGGAGTTTTATGAAACTTTCAAAAAATTTCACTAAAGCAGAGCTGTGCAAGTCCCAAACAGCTACCAGAATGGGCCTAAACAACAACCCCACGGACGATCAGACCGAAAATTTGAGATTGCTCTGTGAGAGGGTCCTACAGCCCATTAGAGACCATTTCAACCAAATAGTGAGTATATCATCGGGGTTTAGGGACCCTATTTTGTCCCGTAAGATAGGTAGCTCTGAAAAATCACAGCACTGTCGTGGCGAAGCGGCAGATTTTGAAATATTTGGAGTACCTAATCATGAGGTCAGCGATTGGATTAAACAGAATTTAATGTTTGACCAGTTGATATTAGAATTTTATAAGCCAGGTGAACCTAACTCAGGATGGATACACGTGAGCTACTGTAAAGAAATTAATAGAAACAGAAAAGAATATTTAATGGCACTTCTAATAGATGGAAAGGTAACTTACAAACCAGTCTCGGGACTATCCACTGATCGTTATGTCAAATAACATACTTTTACATAAACATTTAATTATTAGAGCTGAGGTCAACAAACCGCCTTTATTAGTATCCTATTTAGAAACTTGGCTTAAAAATTTTATTGAATCTATTAAGATGAAATTATTTATGGGACCTTTTGTAAAATATTGTTCAATGCCTGGTAATAGAGGTGTTACTGCTGTTGCAATTATAGAAACTTCACATATTGCTATGCACGTTTGGGATGAAGTATCTCCTGCACTTATGCAATTTGACGTATACTCTTGTAGTAATATTGATCCAAAAGAAATATGCAATAAGATTAAAAAAGATTTTGATATCGTTAAAATTGAATATAAATTTTTAGATAGAGAAAAAAATTTAAGAGATATAGCAGGAGGAACTTTTAAACCTTTGTCCAATTACAATGAGAAAATGAAAACGAAAAAGGAAAAGATATTGTTTAAAAGTAGAAAAGAAGTAGATATTAATGGAAACGGCACCACTGGATATACGATCAAGGAAGGTCCTCAAAAAGGAAGAGTTCTTAAACACATTATAATTCCTAGTAAAAATACTTAGATCCAATCCTTTAGTTCTTCACCCATAATTTGACTAGCGATATTTACTTTTTTCTTTAAAGCTTTAACAATCCTAGCATCTACCGTATCTTCACAATAAATATCTATGTAAGTCATGGGAAAGTATTGTCCAATACGATCTATCCTTGCTTCTGACTGTTGACGTTTTTCAAGATCATAACCATTAGAGTAGTACACCATCGTTGAAGCTGCAGTTAATGTAATACCGTAACCACCGGTTTGAGTAGTACCAATAAAGAATCGTACCGGAGAATCAAGGTCCTGGAATTTTCTTATATTTTCTTGACGGTCTTTCATAGGTGTCAATCCGTAATAATCTACAAAACTATTTTCGCCAAACTTTTTAGATACTTCCTGGATAATCCTATTAACATCTCTTTGCCAGTGGGCCCATATAACAACTTTACCTTCTACTTCTTCAAGGACGTTTATTAACTCTGGTAATCGGTTAGAATCTAAATCTTTAATAGTACCATCGTCTGCAGTAAAATGACCGCAGGTAATTTGTTGCAGTCTCATTAATTGAGTCATAACGGTAGCAGTAGTCATCATCTTACCATCCATTTGCGCCAAAGCTAAAGTCTTCATTTGTAAATAAAGTTTTTTCTGTTCTGCAGATAATGTAACTAATCGTTTTACAAAAGTTTTAGGCGGTAAATCTAAACAATCTTCTTTTAAAACCCTATATGAAAAAGCTTTTAGTTTTTCAGAGAGCTCTGGAAGATGTTGATACCCTGTAACTATTTGAACGGATTTTCCTCCGAAGTTAGCGGTCTTCATAATAGCGTATCTGGTCCTAAACGTATAATAAGAAGTGTGTCCCAGTAATTCTTTTTTAAGAAACTCACATTGTTTATATAAATCAAGTGGAGATTTGGTTACTGGAGAACCAGTTAAAATTCTTCTATAAGCTGCATGTTCACCAAGAGCACATATATTTTTAGTTCTTTTAGCGTCTGGGTTTTTAATAGTAGTAGACTCATCAATAGCCATCATAGTTCTATGACATCTTAAAAATCTTGCTGCAAATTCTACACCTTTTTTAGTAGAAAAAGCTTCTACATTCATATTGAGAATATGTAAGTCGTGCCCTGGTTCAAATAATTTATTTAATTCTTTTTGTTGTTTTTGATTAATTAAAGCTTGCCACAAAACTGATTTATGTTCAATGTGATCTGGTAAATGTGTAGGTATTTCACCGTCATACCAATTTTTATACACACCTTTAGGTGAAACAATTAACACACCATTGATCTTACCTGCATCATATAACATGGCAATATTATCAATAAGTACCTTAGATTTACCTGTACCCATTTCCATAAAGTATGCAAAATAAGGTTTTTCCCATGAAAGCTCTAAAGCTTTTATTTGATGTGCGTATGGCTTAGTCTTAAATTTATAGTTCATAATTATTTTATTCTTTCTAGTTGACACAAGATATATAATATCCTATATCTATTGTCAATGACAGAAAGCAAGAAAATAGTATACGTAATCCAAGAGTTGCCTGGTACAAAAATAGGTGCTCCTAAAATTAATATTATGAGTGCGAGTAAGTATGGTGAGTTTAAATTTTTACTCCCAGAATTTTCTCAAATAATATTTTCACCGGGACCATTGATTTTTAAACTTAGAAAACTTCTACAGGATTATACTGAGAACGATTATTTATTATTGACGGGAGACCCTGCAATCATAGGTGTAACTTGTTCTATTGTTTCTGACATGACAAACGGTAGATACAATTTATTAAAATGGGACAAGCAAGATAGAATGTATTATCCGATTGCAATTAACCTACACGAGAAAGGAAAAGTACAAGATGAATAATACAATAAACTTTGAGGCAGATCAAAGAGAAAATCTGGACTCAGTAAATGAAGCTGGTAGTTTAGCTGAACAAGTTGTGAAGCTAGAAAAATTAGAAGGGGAACTTCTAATGAAAGAAGGGGAATTAAAAGAACTTAAAAGAAAAATTGATTTAATTTCCTCGGAAGTCATTCCTACAATGATGCAGGAAATGAATATCTCTACATTGAAATTAGCAGACGGGACTTCGGTAGAAGTTAAACCTGTCTACGGTGCATCTATACCTGCAGATAAAAAGGAAGATGCATATACATGGCTTCGTGAGAACGGACTGGGTGATCTTATCAAAAATGAGATAACCGTTGCTTTTGGTCGTTCCGAAGATAACAAGGCACAGCAATATGCTGTCCTTGCACAAGGTCAAGGGTATGAACCTGTCCAGAAATTAAAGGTTGAACCCATGACACTTAAAGCACTGGTCAGGGAGCGTGTCGAGGCTGGACTTGATATGCCCTCTGATTTATTTAACTTGTTCACGAGCAACAGAACAAAAATAACAAGGAACAAATAACCATGAATGAAGTAACAGAAAAAAAGTCTGCCTCTCTTCCAGCAAATATGTTTGAAGAAGATGCAGCAAAAGGTTTAGGCAATATAGGTCAAGAAGACTTAGCCTTACCTTTTCTTAAGATCCTAGGACAGTTATCACCTGAAGTAAATAAAAGGGATGGTAAACATGTTGAAGGAGCAGAACCTGGAATGATTTTCAATTCAGTGACTGGAGATTTATACGATGGGGTAAAAGGCATTAATGTCATACCTTCATTTTATAAACTAGAGTACATTGAGTGGAAAGACAGAGGAGATGGACCAGGTGCACCAGTGATGGTACACGACTCATCTTCAGATATAATGTCACAAACAAAAACAGATGCTAACTATAAAGATAGATTACCTAGTGGTAACTATATTGAAAAGACAGCGTCTCATTTTGTGATCATTCAAGGAGATAGTCCACAAACAGCTTTGATTTCTATGAAATCTACTCAATTAAAAATTAGTAGAAAATGGAACTCAATGATGTCTGGCATAAAGCTAAAAGGTAAAAACGGTTTATATACACCGGCATCTTTTAGCCATATTTACAAACTAAAAACTACTCAAATGTCTAATGACAAGGGAACCTGGTTTGGATGGGAAGTAAATAAAGTGGGTCCAGTTACCGATGCAAGTACCTATCAACAAGCTAAAGCATTTTCAGAAAGTATTTCAAAAGGTTCTGTGAAAGCAAAGCATGGTGAAGAGAAACCAAAGGTCTCAGAAGCAGCAAGCATTATATAATACCCTAGAGGTATGTGCACATTGCGGACCGGGTGGGCGACTAAACGGTCCGCATAGACAGGATAGGTATGGAAAAAAAGTATATAAAGTATTTTGATGGATACAGAATGGCCTATGGAACAGCCAATCTTAAAAATGCTCAACGTGATCCAGATAGTGGAAAGTTAAAACTACCTAAAGGAGACTACGGCTGGGTTCATCAAGAGCTAACAGATCAAATTTATGAGAAGCACCTTAGCGGAGAATTATCTGTAGGTGTACAAGCATGTAATGAAAACTCGGAAGCAAGATTTGGTGTTATAGATGTTGACCCTAAGAATTATACAGACTTTGATATAAAATTTATTATAGATAGAATACAAGAATATAAATTACCTTTAATACCAGTACTATCTAAAAGCGGCGGCATTCATCTGTATTTATTTATGAATTCTTTTATCTTAGCGACTAATATAGTTTCATTTTTAAGTAATTTACTACCAATATTTAAACTACCTCCTAACTGTGAAATTTTTCCTAAACAGACACAGTTAACCAAGGATCCGGAAACAGGGAATATAAAACCAGGACAGTTTATAAACTTACCTTATTTTAAAAAGTCAGAAAGGGTTGCAATTAATTTAGATGGAAAACCTTTTACCTTTGAACAGTTTATAGCGGTTATAGAGAGTAATGTAGTTAGTGAACAGGGTTTAAAGGATATAACAAGCAGCATTGAGAACAGAGACTTAGAAGGTGTTGATGAAGAATTTAATGAAGGACCCCCTTGTTTAGCCCATCTTAGTAAAATAATGAAAAGCCCAGGTTTTGATGGCAAGGATAGGTTTATGTATAATTACCATGTTTTTGTAAAAATGAAGTACCCAGATAGCTGGCAGCAAAAAGTTATGAATGCGCCTGTAAAATATTTTGAAACGGTTCATGCAAATGCCTGGGACAAACAAACTTTAAATAGCAAAGTTAGGTCATGGGCTAAGTCTGAAAAAGGTTACACCTGTACTCAAAGTCCTATTAGTGATTATTGTAAAAAAGGAATATGTGTTAAAAAACAATTCGGTATACTGGCAGGATCTAAAGGATCATACCCCGTATTAACTAACTTAAGAAAAATTGATATTGAACCAGATCCAGAGTACGAATTTGATGTAACTAAACCAGATGGCATTGGTAAGGCTACAGTGTATTGTAAAAATATTGAACACCTTACTGATCAACGTAAACGTAGAAACTCTATAGCAAGAGCTGCAGGTTTTCCTCCTCCAATAATAAAAGGAGCAGAGGATCAAACTGTTTTGGAAGCTTTATTTAATACACAAACTATTGTAAATCCACCTGTAGGTACTTCACCGAAAGAAAAATTACATGATGTAATACATGCAAAAATAAATGGACCTAAAGCTATGAACGATGCAGCATTTAAATCTGGTACTGTATTAGTGGAAGACGGTTATGCATACTTTAAATTTGAAAAGTTTTACGACAAACTTAGATCTAAAAATTGGAAATACACAGAAGACAAAACAGGAGTTATGATGAAAAATAATTATAAGAACTGTGGTATACAATTTTTAGAACAGAAAAGGTTTCCTACAAAAGAAAAAGGAAAATATAATACTCCTACCAAGAATGTAGTTTCTATTAGTATAGAAGAATTTGAAGACGTAAAAATTAATCACACGCAAATTAAACATAACACGGAGATAATGTAATGAACTGTTGGCACTGTCAGAACGAATTAATATGGGGAGGAGATCAAGATATAGAAGATAATGAGGATTACGATATTGTAAGTAATTTATCCTGTCCAAATTGTCATTGTCATGTTGAGGTATATCACCCCTCATCAAAATTAATTAAAGAGTATAAAGATTATGAGAAAAAACCAAAATAATGAGCACTAGAAAAATATACGGGCCTCCGGGAACAGGGAAAACAACCAGGCTTATTAATTATGTAAGGACTTTAGTTAAGTTTGGTACACCCATAGATAAAATAGGTTACTTTGCATTTACTAAGAAAGCTGCAGAAGAAGCCATAGATAGAACTCTAGATCTATATCCAAAATATAATAGAAAAGATTTAAAATATTTTAGGACTTTGCATTCCCTGGCTTTTACTCAGTTGGGAATGAAAAAAAGTAATGTAATGCAAGACGAACATTACGAAGACATAGGTAGAAAATTAGGGATAGAAGTTACCGTTTATTCTAATGGGGAAGAGAAGACAGGATTTGTAGATTCAGACAGTGAATATTTTAATATAATTAATGCAGCTAGAATAAAAAATATAACCATAGAAGAAGAATACAATACTGATATGTACTCACAAGACATAGACAAGCACTTACTAAAAATTTTAAAAGACGAAGTAGACAATTATAAGGCAGCATATGGCCTGGTAGATTTCACAGATATGATTGAAAAATTTAATGTGTCCGAATTGTGTCCGAAATATGATGTAGTATTTATTGATGAGGCACAGGATTTATCGCCAATACAGTGGAAAATGTACGATATACTTAAGAAAAACTCAAAACATATTATATTAGCAGGAGACGACGATCAAGCCATTTATGGCTGGGCGGGTGCAGATGTTTCTAGGTTTCAAAGCGAACCAGCAAAAGACATTATCTTGCCACAATCTTACCGCATTCCAGGAGCTGTACAAGATTTAGCAAATTGTATTTTAAATAGAATCCCTGATCATAGAAGAATTAAAAAACAGTGGTCTCCCAGGCCTGAGAAGGGCTACGTTGAATATGTAACTTCTATAGAGAACTTACCCCTACACTCTGGTGACTGGCTTATATTATCGCGCACTAATGATAAACTTAAAAAATTAGCACCTGAATTAAAAGATAAAGGAGTATATTTTGAAATAAAAAACAAGAAAAGCTACAGGACTCGACTGTATAAGTCAATACAGGATTATACACGTTGGACCAAGGGTGATGACCTTTCTTTATCTGAATGTAAGGATTTATTTGAGTTTCTAGAATTAAATATAGATCTAAAAGAAGAGCGTATGTATGACTTAAAAGAGTTTGGTTGTAGTGCTACTGATCATTGGTATGAAATATTTAAAGCCGACCCAGAAGAGTGTTTATATATTAGGGAAATGATTCGCAATGGAGAAAAACTTTCTCAAGGTTCTAGAATAAAACTATCTACAATACATGCAGCTAAAGGAGGTGAAGCAAATAATGTTTTAATTATTTTAGACAACACTAAAAAAATAAGAGAAGCAATTGATAAAAGTTTAGATAAACAAGACGAAGAACACAGGGTTTGGTACGTAGGGGTTACTCGTACAAAACAAAACTTATACATAATGGAATCTAAAAGGGAGGACCATGGTTATGACATCTAAAACATATGACAAACAAATTGGTGGAACACATTATCAGAAATATAAAATACAACCAAGTAAATTTGTGATTGAGAACGAATTGCTATATCCAGAAGGGTGTGCTATAAAGTACATCATAAGACATAGAGACAAAGGAAAGAAACAAGACTTAGAAAAAGCTATTCATTTTATAGAAATGATAATTGAAAGAGATTATGGAACCAAATAATCATATACCATCTTACATGGGTTTGTTTACTTGCCTAATGATTCTTTGTTATCTACTGGCATCATGAAAAACGATAACACTTTTTTACAATTAAGATTAAAGCTACAGGCTGCCATTGAAAGAGTAGAGAAACTTTATAATGAAAATCAGGTAATGAAAAGAAGATTACTTAAATATGAAAAACGTAATATGACTCATTACAATAATAAGAAAGGTTTAAATGAAAGTACCGGCGTTTAAAGCACAAACCGAGTGGGTATTACCCACCGAATTTCCTGATTTAAGAGATGTTGACGAAATTGCAATTGACTTAGAAACAAGAGATCCAGATTTAATTAAAAAAGGATCGGGAGCAATTATAGGTAACGGAGAAGTTATTGGGATAGCTGTAGCAACAGCTCATTACAAAGGTTATTTTCCTATCAACCATCACGGTGGTGGAAACATGGACCGCAAGAAAGTTCTAGAATGGTTTCAAGATATTTTAAAATCAACTTCTACTAAAATATTTCACAATGCAATGTATGATGTATGTTGGATCAAGGCAATGGGACTAAAGATTAATGGTAGAATTGTGGACACTATGATTGCCGCAGCAGTGACCGATGAAAATAGATTTAGATATGATCTTAATAGTTTATCATGGAAGTATAATGGTTATGGCAAAAGTGAGGCAGGTTTAAGTGAAGCTGCAGCAGAGTGGGGCATAGATCCAAAATCTGAAATGTATAAATTACCGTCTCTAAGTGTTGGTGCTTATGCTGAACGTGATGCCGAAGCAACATTTGATTTATGGCAACATATGAAGAGAGAGGTAATAGAACAAGACTTGGAATCTATTATGAATTTAGAAACAGATTTATTTCCATGTTTAGTTGATATGAGGTTTAAAGGTGTACGAGTAGATGTAGAAGCTGCACATAAACTCAAGAAAACTTTGATAGAAGAGGAGAAAGATATACTAACTGCAATAGAAAAGGAAACGAATGTTAGACCACAGATTTGGGCCGCAAGAAGTATATCAGAAGTATTTGAGAATTTAAAAATACCTTTTGATAGAACAGAAAAAACAGATGCACCTAGTTTTACTAAGAACTTTTTACAAGAACATGAGCATCCTGTAGTTAATATGATTGCAAAAGCTAGGGAGGTTAATAAAGCACATACCACTTTTATAGATTCTATTTTACGTTATGAACACAAAGGTAGAATTCATGCAGAGATAAATCAATTAAGAAATGCAGGGGGTGGAACTGTGACTGGTAGATTCTCGTATCAGAATCCAAACTTGCAGCAAATTCCAGCAAGAAACAAGGACCTAGGACCTAAAATTAGATCCTTATTTATACCCGAAGAAGAATGTAAATGGGGATGTTTTGATTACTCTCAACAAGAACCACGATTAGTAGTACACTATGCTTCGTTATATAAATTACCTTCCGTGTATGATGTGGTAGATGCTTACAAGGATGATCCAGATTCAGACTTTCACCAGACAGTGGCCGACATGGCGGAGATAAAAAGAACACAAGCTAAAACAATTAACTTAGGTTTGTTTTATGGAATGGGTAAAGGTAAATTACAAGCAGAGCTAGGAGTATCTAAAGACAAAGCTGCCGAATTGTTTGATACCTATCACTCAAGAGTACCTTTTGTTAAACAGTTGATGGAGAAGGCTACTAATAGGGCTCAGGACCGTGGACAAATCAGAACCTTATTAGGTAGACTATGTAGATTTCATTTATGGGAACCAAATAGTTATGGAATGCATAAGTCTATGACACATGAAGATGCACTCCAGGAACATGGACCAGGGATTAAAAGAGCCTACACTTACAAAGCTTTAAATAAATTAATTCAAGGTAGTGCAGCGGATATGACTAAAAAAGCTATGTTGGATTTGTATAATGAAGGTATTATACCACACATACAAATTCATGATGAGTTGTGTGTATCAATTGAAAATGACGCGCAAGCAAAAAAGGTAGTTGAGATAATGGAACAAGCTGTTACATTGGAAGTACCAAATAAAGTTGATTACGAGCACGGTACTAACTGGGGAACTATAAACAACTAATGTTTTTAATAGACACTTATTTAGATAAAAGCAAAATACAAGGTATAGGAGTGTTTGCAAATGAAAACATAAAAAAAGGTCAATTGATAAAAGAAGTTAGACCAGATTTTGAAATAGAATTTAATAAAGATAACCTTCCTAAAATACCTTTGGCTCTTGCAAAATTTATTGACACGCACGGTTATGAAAGAGAGTTGGGATCTAAAATTTTAGTTATGGGAATTGATAATGAAAAATATTTAAATCACAGTAAGGATCCATCAGTTAATGATGAGGGTATTGCCTTAAAAAATATAAAAATAGGCGACGAAATAACTATAGACTATAGGGAATTTGATGATAGCATTGAAAAATTATGTCTTACTTAAATGCAAATATACCACCAACATACGCCCAAATAAGGAAAGAATATTTATATGACTGTAAAAAACATCATGGAGAAGTTGAAGACTGTATTATCTTCGGTATCACCAGCATGGGAAGCCGTGCAATACTATGGCACGCTCTTATGGAAAACGGTGCAGTATTCTATCGCCTGCCTATTAGCGCATTTATCCAACGTGGTTTCAAAGTCGAAGACGTACCACGAAGACGATTGGATGAACTGGAGCTTTGGAATTCTTTTAGTTATTATCCTGCTGTTACTAGTTGGAATCTTTTAAGCGCAGCTTCAGGAAAATACATAGGAAAAGATAAGAAATGGCATTCTGGTAAATATTTATTTACTGTTGACTGGGCACACCCAGATGCTAATATGCTAGATACTGATCATTCAGAGATCCCACACGAACATAAGTGTGCACACATCATCGCTTTAGATGATGGAAACTATGCGGCCCAACCAAACAATAGATGCATTTGGGACCTACCTTCATTCACGGTAAAAGATAATACTCCTGATTGGAAAGTACAAACTAATGAATGGAATGTAGAAGACACCGGAGCCTGGAAAACTGAAAACACAGATAATTTCTTCTATGAAATAGAGGAAAAAAAATGAGGAATATAAGTTATGAACATTGCAGAACTATTCAAAAAGAATTTTGTATTAGTGCCGGTTATAGCATCTGTGCTGTTCGGAACGTTTACTGGTGTTAAGTACGTAGTTAATTTAACAGACACAATTAATTCTAATCAAATTCAGATAGTAAATCTTCAAAGAGATTTAAAAGTTGCTGCAAATAAAATTACAGATCAAAACACAAGACTAACTTCTGCGGAATCTACGTGGCAGATGGCAGAGAATCTTTATCGACAGCTCGCCGACCAGGTACGGGAACATAGCTACGATATAAAAGATTTAAATAGGTAGTCATATGGAGAGTCTTAGGATGAACTACAAATTTACTGCATTATTAATTATAATGATAACACTACTAGCTTTTTTTGGTGGACCTGCACATAGTAAAAACGAGTATCTTAATGAGTATGGTGCAAGATGTGGAGATTTTGAAACTAGAGTAGAGAAAGAAGATAGAAATAATGATTATAGACATTATAGTAACAACAATAATTACGATAGTGATAGTGAAAATTATAGATTAAGTTTTACTTACAGAAAATATTTAGGTGTAGATTGTAAAACTATAAAAGAAAATGTAGATTTAAAACAACAACTAGAGTTGATGAAGATGTGTGGTAGAGTTAATAACAATCCTAGTCTTGCACAAAATAAAAATTTTAAATTATTAGTATCAAAGTGTAGAGGTGTTACCCCAATAACTGATAGAGATAGACCAGATAATTCTAAAAGTGCCTGGGATGATTTAAAAGAGACTTATAAAAAAGAAAACCCAGATATTAAATTAATGGGTGATAAATTTATAGGACCTAAAAATGAATAGGAAGACTAACACGATGCTAATTGCTTTACTGGGCACCATTTTAATGGGGTTAGCCACGTGGACACTGGTCACACTAATAGAATTGTCAACCATCGTGGCCATGCTACAGCAAGAAATGATGGACCTGGACAAGGTAATAGGTCGAATCTATTCTCATATGGATCGCATAGCAGATAGATGAAATTTATATTAATTATTTATGCCTGCTCTGTTGTTTACGGAGCTTGTGGTGAAGGGGTACAGGACTTAGAATTGTATGATACTCATAAAGAATGTATGTTAGCTGGCTATCAAACATCTATTGATGCTATTAATACTTTAGAAGAATCTTTGATTAATCAAGAAAAAATATTTTATAAATTTAATTGTTTATTCACATCTAATTCTTAGTGTGATAAATAAAAGTATAACAATAAGGATAACTCATGGGACAACCACTAACAGGCAAATGCAGTAAATGTGCAGAAGATTTTTTTATAACAGATAATCAATTTTTTTGTGATAAATGTAAACCAAAGAAAAAAGAAACACTTGATGATCTTGACAAAGACAGCGATGAATGTTTAAGTTGTCAATAATGAAAGTTCAATTTAATAAATTAGACATCGTGCATGGTATATGTCCTACTTGTGAGGAACAAGTTTTGCTAATAAGTCTTAGTATGGATTTTTATAAGTGTGTCGAATGTGGTGCAGAACTACAGCAACATGTTAATGGAAAGATTAGTTATTTACCTGTCGTACACACCACCAAAAAAAAGAACTCTTTAGTGAAAAATTTGTTTGAAGAATAATGGCTAAGACTAAAGGAGACGAGTTTACACCTAGAACAAAAAACCGTAAACGTCCGGGAAGACACACAAAAAGCCTTAATAAAAGCCAAAAATTGAGCTATAAAAAATATCGAGGACAAGGGCGTTGACAATTATCATATAATATCCTATAAATAAAACATGAAAGGAACTTATATGATAAAAGAACTAATAACATACAATCGTGGATTAAAAAACTTTGTTGAAGGAAAAATAATCCAATACATGGGAATACCATTTGAAGAACAAAATTCAGAACCTTTGTTTAACATAATTAATAAATATTTAGACGAAGCAGAAATCATACAACTAAGAATAAATACTCTAGAAAGGATGGCCGATGTCGCAAAGAAAAGTAACACTAGTTTGTAAGAATATATCACAAAAACAGTGGTCTAATCTTATCTTAGAATTGAACCTGATGAAAAAAGCCTGGGCTCCTTACGCAGGAATAAATATAGAAGGACACGGGATCAAGAAAATAATTGATTGGGGCACGAATAGTACTTCTGAAAAATATAAAGTGTAAATGAAAGAATTAATTATACTTATTTTAATGTATGACGGCACGTTAATACATCAAAAATTAACATTACCACCTATAAATATATCTGTTCATGAATGCTTAGAATTCTCAGATAAATACAGAGAACGCCATAGTATTTATAAAACATTTGAGGACCCTAAAAAAAATGGGCATTATTTAAAAGATGGTAGAGGGACTATTCAAGGTTTTATATGCCAGTGAATATAAAAGATTGACATTACAGTTATATAGGATATATCCTATATTATATAAACAAATGAAAGAGGTAAACAAATGACCGATATAACTAAATATAAAAATATATCTTTAAAACATATAGACTATAATCTGATCGATAAAATAAGAAGGGTTTTAGTTCCTAATATGATTCTAAGTAGATCACAAACAGTAAGCATTATTATTAATGAGAAAGCGAAGAAATTAAATGGAAAACTTAAAAAAGCCTAAAGCAATATGCCCTACGTGTAGGGGAAATGGTTATATTAAAGTACCTTTTGAGTTAACTAGAGAATATGTGACTGCACAATGTACGGTGTGTCATAGTCAAGGTGAGATTGACGAAGATAAGATTAAAGATATTGTCATAGACTCAGATGGTTTTCACAGCCTACAATAATGAAAAAGGTATTTAAAGTGAGTGAAGAAGATATAAAAAGAATACAGGAACAACAAAGAGGACCCTTGGATTTAGAACAAAGGATCGAGGACCTTATCAAACAAAAAGAATATTTGCAGTTCCAGTGTCGTAAGGCAGCGACGGCGATACTAGAGCAAGAAGTTAAATATAACTCTTTAGTTAAAGAGTTTGATAAATTAAATGAAGAAAATGATAATTTAAAAATTGTACTTTCTAATCAAAAGGATGCCAAATAAAAAACAAATAAAAGGTGAGCGTGCTGAGCTAATTGCTGCTGAGTATTTTATGGATTTAGGATATTTAGTAGCTCGTAACATGTCGAGTAATGGCACCGTTGATTTAGTCTTAGTGGACGAAGATGATACAGGAGGAATTATTTTAGTAGATGTAAAAGCTTTTTCGGTTCGAGCTAAAACTGGATGGAAAGTTGGTAGAGTTCTTACTGACAAACAAAAAAAATTAAACGTACAATTAATTTTTGTTAACTTGGATACTAAAAAAGTATCTTTTGATCATATAGATATGGATAGAAAGGATTTAAATTAAAACTATTATGGGTACCAATCCAGTAGCAAAGCACTTAAATAAGTTTAACAAGCCGAAGAGGATTGAAGACAAACGTTATAAAAAACAAATAAAAAGAATGATGAAAGAGTTACAAGAACAACAGGAGGCATATAAAAAACAATATGAGTAGAGAAAAAGGACGTAAATGGGACGGCAGATCTAGAATTCCTGATGATACCTACCGGAAAAATTGGGAAGATATTTTTAATTGTACTAAAGAAAAAAAGAAAAAACAATATAATGATTTTGATTCTTTTGATTCTAATTGGAGTACTTCTTATAAGGAAAAAGAATTAGATCCTGAGTCTCAAGAATATATTGACAGTTTAAAAGATAAACTATAAACTATAATTAGAAAGTGAGGAATAACTATGAGTAATACATACACAGATAAGTTTAAAGAAGATCTATTTGAAAATCTATTGGAAGAAATACAGGAAAGATGTTTTGTAGGATTAGATGCACTTGATGAACCTGTCTTTTCAAAAACGGATGAAGAAATTGAAGTAGAGGCTTCTGAGTTAGTAAATAATTTAGAAGTGGAACTTGAGTAATTACAGAATAGAACGTGGGAGATTTCCTATGGGGATAGTGGTAGGTTCCTGACAATTAATGTCGACGTTGGTTCGGGGCCTTCGTTCTTGTTTTTTTTACCCGTTAAATTAACTACTACCACAACTAACCTATGAAAAAGAAAATATATACTAAAGAAACGTACAACAAGATTTTGCTGATACATAGCCAGTGGATGAAAAAAAATGAATATGATAATTGGAAAGAATGTGAGCGAGCAAGTAAAGACCGATTGAAATTGAGTTTTGCAGATAGAGTTAAGAAGCCGAATAATGTTAATAAATAAACTTTATCAATACCCTAAGTCTATGCGTTCTGTGGTTAATGGTGGCAGACACTATGATATAGACGGTGATAAATTACCGAGCGTGACTACGATACTTTCAGCTTGTCAGACGGATGAAAAGAAAGCTTCTCTTGCAGCCTGGAAAGCTAGGTTGGGAGAAAAAGCTGCGGATGAGGTCAGGGATACTGCAGCCACTCGTGGAACCGCTATGCACACGTTTCTAGAGGGATATATTGACGGCACCGGGCACATGGACCTAACACCCCTGGGTAGACAAGCGGCTGTCATGGCCAACAAGATTATAGAACAAGGGCTCGGGGACCTGGAAGAAGTGTGGGGGCAAGAAGTAACTTTATATTACCCTGACCTCTATGCAGGGGCCACGGATATTGTAGGCATATATGATGGACAACCTGCAATTGTAGATTTTAAACAAAGCAACAAACCAAAAAGAAGAGAGTGGATAACTGATTATTTTGAACAGCTAGCAGCTTATGCAATGGCACATAATCAAGTCTATGATACTAAAATACAGTCTGGAGTCATTTTAATGTGCACAAAAGATTATCTATTTCAGAAGTTTGAGGTGTCTGGAATGGAATTTGTAAGGCATAAACACTCTTTTTTACGTAAAATAGACCAATATTATAAAATTGTATCTTCTTGAAAAGACCCTCCAGATACAATTATTGATCAATGAAGTCAGTAAAACTGCGGGTTATAGGCGATTTAAATAATTGTATACTGATTTCTGTATAAAAAATAAAAAACTTTTTTATTTTTTTTTAAAACAGGGTACAAAAGGTACAAAAGCTAGAATTGTTATATACCAACACTTATTCGCTCAAATTTGTATCCTGGAGCAGGATACAATTGGATACAAAAGATACAATTGTACTAAAAACATAACAATACCAACGACTTAAGGGGCGCGAGACAACTTTTTTACATTTTTCAAATGAAAAATATCTGAGAGAATGTTATACTAACGTATGATTAAATCTAGGAGTAAGAAAAGAAAAACAAAGAACAAAAAAATAATACCCCTTAATTCTAAAGCCTCCACAGACGATATATCCAGGTACCCTTTCGTTGAAATAGAATGGTTTGATATTGAGTCAGATGCAAACTGGGTCGAAACAAAAGATTTAAGTGTAACAAAATTACCTCTATGTGTTTCAACAGGATATTTATTTAGTCAAAAGAAAGGTGTTACAAGAATTTTTTCTGATTATATTAAATCAAAAAACAAACCCACATTTGAAAATATTAGTGGAACAACAATAATACCTACTTCTGTTATTCAGTCGATTCGGAAGATTCGTTAGTTTCTGGTGCGGTTAAAGATTCTAATCTGTCTTTTTGTATTTCTTTAATACGTTTTATTTCTTCTAATTTTTCAGCTCTAGTTAGATCATTTAAATTGCCATGAATATGTATATCCATGAATTGACCGGTTGCTTTACCTATTAAATTCTCAAACCCTAATGCCTTATCAATCTTACCTTGTTGTACTAATTTCTCAGATAACACTTGCTGTCTTCTAACATAGTTATTTTTTGTTACTGTAAATGATCTGTTAACTTCATTTGATCTAGCCTGTAAGTACCTTTGAATTTTTGGGTTTTGCATGAGCTCCGACCCTTCTATTCTAGCTCGTTTAGGTTCGTATCCAGCTTGTATGGCCGCCTCTGTTCTAGTAGTCCTGCCTTCATTCATGATTAAATACTCACAAAATCTACGCTGCATTTCTGTAAGCTCTATTGGATAAGCCGCCTTTTTCTTGACAATTTCTTGACTCATACTTGCTTTATACATAATATCTTATATAAACACAATATATGAAAGCAAAAGAATTAAGACAATATTTAGACAAATTCTTAACATCTCCCGCAGCTCAACAAGCTAGAGTTCAGTTTGAATTACCTAATGGTGAAAAATTAGACCTGTACGAAATTCAATTATTGGAAACTAGAATAATTGGTGATAGAGACACGCACATTTTAAATTTAAAAGGAATTAAAAGAGGCGGCACTTGGAAGATGCCAAAGATTATCTCTAAATTATAGCAGAGGTTACCTTGGCTAAATTAGAGAAAGATTTGTGGTGTGAAGTTAAAAAATTTAAGAGCAAGATTAATTGGACAAGGCTGGAAAACCGTTGTTTATTTGGGACTCCTGACGTACTGGGTTACAATAATAATGGACACTTTTTTCTTGTAGAGCTGAAGGTAACATCAGGTAACAAAATACGCTTTTCACCCCACCAAATAGCCTTTTTCGTACGTCATCCAAAAAACTCATTTGTCCTTGTTGCCCGGTCCCAGAAACCAGAACCAGGTTCAGAACCAGGTTCAGGAAAAAACAAAAATCGAAAAACAGGGCGGGCCCACCCTAAGCTTGTGCGCTTGTACCCTGGTTCCAGGATCCTGGAGCTTGTAGACTTAGGCCTCCAGCTTGAACCCTTGGCTTGTGGGCTTGAGGACTGCTTCGCCTTGCTTGAGGGCTTGGGAGCTTGACGACTTACGGGAGGGCCCACCCTTTTTTTTAAGCTTGCACCCTTGCAAGCTTGTGGCCCAGCCCCCTGGCGGTTTATTATTTTCATTGATTATTTTGATTAGATTTTTAAGTTTCATATTAATGAACCCCGTAAGCTATGTTTTTGATATCAGGGTCCCAGCAATTTCTACAATCTCCACAATTGCCGCCTTGAGTTGGAGCCGGGCAGGTTGCATCTTTCGTTACTACGGTTGAAGTATTGCTCCAGGTACCAGCGGATGGCTGGTCGATCATAGTCATAGATAAACGAATAATCAAATTTTTTGGGCATCTGGTTAAATGGTCCTTGATCCAGGCTTCTCGAGTTGGCATCCAATGCTGCATATCAGGCGTTAACCTACAAACGGCAAAAATTTTGTTTAGGTGGTCCAGGTCCTGGACGTCGCCGGCATCGTGCCATCTGAAAACTTTATGCTTTGAAACGGCTTCAGAATTAATTACAACGGCCATAGCCTCCACCCATAACGGGTTTTTTATAGACTCAAGCCTTTTATATTGTGCTTGTACAATTGCAGGGAATCTTACATAATTATTTTTTAATGCATAGCAGCCCTCGCAAACGCTGTTAGGAATCAACCTAAGTTTGGCACCCGTTTTACATTCCGCTGCCGGGATCCCGTAAGCATAGCCCGGCATTTTCTCCGGCTTGCTCAATGATACTATTATTTTTTTTGCTTCTTTTATATTCATGTTTTTATATCCTTTTGATTTATATTCATCCTACAATATCCCAGAACCCCTGTCAAGCTTGAACGCTTGCAGCCTTACGGGAGGGCCCACCCTGAGAGCTTGAACGCTTGCAGCCTTACGGGAGGGCCCACCCTTTTTTTTAAAAAATTTTCCCGCATCAGTTGCATAGCAACCAATGCGGTTTTCCAACAGATTGGAATTCATTAATCTAGAAGCGTGTAATATTGCTCAGTAAAATGGACCTGGAACCAATGGATCCCCTTCCTTACAATATCATAATCTTCAGCTAGTTCAGCCTCCTTGATGGTGTCGTATACCGCGACCGCGTAACGGGGCAGCTCGCAGGACTCACCGCTGTAAGGGTTGGTAACCTCCTCCATCCCAAACTTAGATGCTGGATCAGTCATCATAATTTTAAAGGGCAGCTTTTCAGCTGGTTTAAATATTTCTTTTAGTTTCATAGATTACCTCCTTGTATATCTTCAATCGTTGAATCATTATTTAAAGCTAAAATAATTTTTTCTTTTAAATTAGCGCTATCCTCCTGAATACCTTCAGGAGGGGGCTCGTCTATGTTACAGTCTAGCCAGGTTAACACCATGTCAATGATGGCTTTTTCTTTAGTCATTTTTAGCCTCCTTATTTTTGAGCATCTCTAATCTAGCATCTATTTCTTTAATGCTGTTTTGACTCTCAATGATTACTTTCATTAAGGCTATTTTATAGCAGTACAACTCGATTTGATTACTGTCTTTTGTAACAAGTTCAACTTTCATTTTTTTCCCTTCTGTTTAATTAGATCTTCAGTATAGGATATTATAGGATCTGTCAACTATTTATTTTCCCTGGTCTGTGGATAACTCTTAAAAATTATATGGGAGGGCCCACCCTGCTTGAGAGCTTGCTAATATTTGGGAGGGCCCACCCTGCTTGCAGCCTTACTATTATCTGGGCGGGCCCACCCTAAAAAAAATAAATTTAAATGCAACTATAAAGTGAAAAAATAGACTTGACATATATCCTACAATATCCTATAAGAAATACGGTTGCAAGGGTGGTCATGAAAGACGGCAAAGTCGAGGGTAGCCCGAAATTGTGTTTTGAAAAACTTTCACATAAGAAACACGGCAACCACTAAATAAACAGAAAGGAAAAAAATGAAACCAATACGATCAAATGAACTAGAATTTTTTAAAGAATTAATTAATTCTAAATTCACAGATAAACAACGGTCACTTGATACTGAAATAAACATTGAGGCAGAAAAGCTATCCGATAAAAGAAAAGGTGCTTTTGCTTCGGAGTGTGGTGTCAGTAAAGAGTTGAAAGCGTTGGAGCAAGCAGATAAAAAATATAGGGACTTTATAAGAACTAAAGACCAAGCAGAAAGACTACTTTTAGATAAAGTGGCTTTGATTGGTACTTCCTTGTCCGAGAAGCTAGGACGGTTGTCCAAGAATAGAGACTGGAACGACAGCTTTCACGATTTTAGTCCTAAGGAAGACGGCGTTGAATTTTTTATTACACGCCTAGATAATGCTTGTTATCGAGAAGCAGAAAGACACGTTAAAAAAGGGCATAAGTTATTTAATGCTTTAAAAGAAAAAAAGGACAATTGTAAATTAATTGTTCACACTGGAAGCGACATACAAACCACTGTTCAAACGCTTCAAACTGAAATGGGTAGCGCAGATATAAGGTTATCTATTCCTGATAAACTTTTACAGATAGCTGTAAAATAAGCACTTGACATCCCTATCCTATTGGTTATAGGATAGGGTAACAACAGAAAGGTAAAAAATGAACGATAAAAAAGCAGAAGCATTAGTTGATATTATGGCTAAGCAAAATAAGTTAATACTTTCAACTAGAGAACGATTAATTATATTAGAGCAAAAAAACAGAGCCCTAACTATTTTTACAGTGGTGTTATCTTTTTGCTTAATCATTGGATTGGGGGTTATCAATGGTTAATGGTGAAAGATTTATTATTACTTACTATGCTAAAAAGCATGGTAAGTTTGTCGATAGGCGCGGAACGTGGGATTTGAAATGCCGTTATTGGTTTTCAAAAACTATGCAACCATTAGTAACTTATTTTGATTTAGACGCTAATAGTTATAGGACTGCTTCGGGTTCGTATAGAGTGAAACGGGGACAAGATGTATAGTTTAACATCTCTAATAGCTATTGCTCTATTTACCTTTGGTATATTTGTAATAGCTTTGTGTATGCTTCTAAATCATTTAGAGGATATTAACTATCAAGAAAGGAAAGGAAAACGATGAAAAAAATAAAATCATGGGCTATCGTTGTTGAGTGGGTTGAGAGGGTAGATGATAACGAAACTTGGAACACAGAAACTATTACAGAAATTCCAAATGATGTTTCTCAACCAATAGATGATTGGTTAACTGAATATGAAAGTGAGGAAAACAAATGAAACGAATAAAAATATATGTTGAGGGTGGTGTAGTGCAAGATGTTATTTTTGAAGGGTTAATAAAAGATGAAGAAATGACTTATGAAGTTATTGACTATGATGAAATAGACGCTACAAAAAATAAAAAAACAGAAAGTGAGGAAAACAAATGAAACTAAAAACAGAAACATTTGAAATGACTGTGAAAGATAAAAAAGTAGAAGTCACTCATCAAGGATTTAAATCATTCAAGGAACAGAAAGAAGGTTTAAACCAAGTAAAGGAGTGTATAGAAGAATCTATTAGTCAGGAAGAAAAGAAAGACGGATTTATTCCCTATAATAACTTTGAGTGTTCAGTTAGTTGGAAGTTAATATAATTTAAACTACATCTAGTATGTCAAGCATTATCTACATACTAGATGTAGTGGCTTGTGGATTAAAATTTTATTGGGCGGGCCCACCCTTTTTTTTATTTAAGAAGTTATCCACAGACCGATGAAAATAAAATTAAATTAGTTCTTGTTTATCCTATTAGATCCTATATAACTTTACTTAACAACAGAAAGGAAAACAAATGCCACTAGAAGTACACTACGTAAACGACAAATCTTGGAACCCGGAAACTGAAAAGTTTGACGATCCAAAATTAAGAAATGAGGCGGATGATATTGGTCACATATTAATGTTGATTGGTATTACTGAGGTAACTGATCAGACAATCCCAGAGATCATAATCAGAAGCATGATTTTGGACAGGGTGTATAATAACAAGGAAAGAAAACCTGAAGTGTTCACTGCTCCTTTACAAAGACACATAGGTTTAAAAATTGAGGGAAAATGGGCGGGCAACGAGACTCGTTGGAAGTTCACATCTCGTATTGCCAAAGGTATGATGCATGATATTGCTAACACGGTGTTGAACTAACCCAGCTGGGGGTATGTAGAAAGGCATACCCCCACATATAGTGTCTATCACTTTATAGTTGTATGTGGATAAAAGAATACTGGGCGGGCCCACCCCCAATGTATGTAGTATTCAATAGAGGTACCAGACCGATCCATTACAAGTATTGACTTTATAAAAGTCGACCCCCCTTTTTGACAGATAGGGATCCTAAGCCTAGTATATATAGACTAATACACATAGTTAAGGTAAAAGTTTTGAAAACATATTAATAATATGCAAAAAAATATTACAAAAAATTTAGATGGATTGACTCCAGATGAAAGTGCTAAATTACTAGAGCTTGAACGCAGCGTTGCTTTAGATGAGGCTCGCCCAAATATTACAAAAAATTTTTTAAGTTTTGTCAAATATGTTTGGCCAGAATTCATTGAAGGTTCTCACCACAAAATTATTAATAAAAAATTTAACGATTTGGCTAAGGGTAAGATCAAACGTCTTATTATCAATATGCCACCAAGACATACCAAATCAGAATTTGCATCCTATCTATTACCTGCATGGATGATTGGAAAAAACCCAAAGCTAAAAATTATTCAAGCTACTCACACAGCAGACTTAGCCATTGACTTTGGACGTAAGACCAAGAACTTGGTTGACCAAGATGATTATAAAGAACTTTTTGAAACCAGACTACAGGAAGATAGTCAGGCAGCAGGGAAATGGAAAACCGATCAAGGAGGTGAATACTTTGCAGCCGGTGTAGGTGGAGCAATCACGGGTCGTGGTGCCGATTTATTGATTATTGATGACCCACATAAAGAACAAGATATTAGAGCTGACAGTAAAGCTTTTGAAAAAGCTATGAACTGGTATACGGCTGGTCCACGTCAACGTTTACAACCTGGTGGAGCTATCGTTATTGTAATGACAAGATGGTCTACCAAAGATGTAACCGGACAATTATTAAAAGCACAGAGTGAAGAAGGATCAGATCAATGGGATGTAGTGGAATTACCAGCCCTGCTCCCCGATGGAAAACCCGTGTGGCCTGAGTTCTGGACGGCGCAAGAATTACTTAAGACGAAAGCATCTATTCCAGTTACTAACTGGAATGCACAATACATGCAACAACCGACCGGGGACGAGGGAGCTTTAATTAAAAGAGAATGGTGGAAAGACTGGACTTCCAAATATCCACCGCCAACCGAATATATTATTCAATCTTATGACACCGCGTTTACCAAAGGAACCAAATCAGATTACAGTGCTATTACCACTTGGGGTGTTTTTACCACGGAAGAGGGTGGACAGAATTTAATATTGATGGATGCTTTTAAAGCTCGATATGAATTTCCAGAGCTTAGACGTTTTGCTTATCAACAATATTTAGATTGGAAACCGGATATGGTAATCATTGAAGCCAAAGCTTCGGGTCTACCTTTAACCCATGAGCTTAGACAAATGGATATCCCTGTTATTAACTTCACTCCTTCACGTGGAAATGATAAACATGTACGTGTGAATTCTGTTGCACCTTTATTTGAATCTGGTAAGATATGGGCTCCAATGCATGAACATTTTGCTCAAGAGGTAGTTGAGGAATGTGCGTCGTTCCCTTTTGGGGAACATGATGACTATGTAGATAGTACCACACAGGCGATCATGCGTATTAGACAGGGTGGTATGGTTCGACATCCTGAAGATTATAAAGATGAACCGGTAGTAAGAGGCGAAATAAAATATTATGGTTAATAAAACTTTATTAGAAATTGCAGTAAAACTAGCTCAAAGGCTTGGTGCTAATCCATCCAAGTTCCTCGGCACCAAAACAAACGTTGATTTCCTGGGATCAGGGCCCAAGGATGGAATGCTATTTCAACAAAACATTAACCCAGAAGCATATTTAAAAATTGGTAAAGAAAAAGTATTACCCATGATTGAGGATTCTATGGGCTATTTTTCTGGTGGTAAATTAAACAATGTTCAAGGACAGAAATTAATAGATAATATGAACGTCATGCTAGACCTTGAGAAAAAAATGCCTCAGTTACCAGGGACCGGGGGACTGGGATCTCTAAAAGAGACTCCTGAGATAGCTTCCGTACTACCGGGTCCAGAAGCAGGATACAAATTTTCAAAACCTATGTCTACTAGAGATAAATTTAAAAAAGCATATAGAGATGGTGATCTCACTGGAAATAGAAAAGGCCGTCAAAATGCAGTGGATCTATCTCCTAATGCACCACCAGGTACAATACCCGCTCCTAAACAAAAAGGTAATAAATATTCCAAAGCATTTGCAGCAGCTTCTAGTTTAGATATGCAAGGCAAACCTTTAACACAAGTATATAAAAATATAGCTAAGATAAAAAAGGAAGAGGATGCTAGTAAACAAGTATTAAAATCATCACTTGAGCAACAAAGCATCATTAGTGAATATTTAGAAACATTAGCTTTCTACAGACAAAAATTTGGAGCGAAAAAAGGTCCTGTTCAATTGAACAAAGATTATAAAAAATTTTTCCCTGAAAAATTTAAATTCCTTTTCCCTGAAAAAAAAGCAGAAGGCGGAAGAATAGGATTTTCAAATGCAGGTATTGTTCCAGGAACTAATAACAAACTTCGGTATAGTAAAAATTTAATGCAAGAATATAAAGCAAATGTAGATGAAGGATATGAAGGATCGGTTGATGATTATATTAGAGAATTTTATGGTGAACAATATTTAGATCCAAGTTATGCTAAAGGCGGAAGAGTAGGTTTTTCAAAAGGCGGTCTTGCTAAAATCTTGGAGTTGTAATGATTCAGCCTCTTGAAAGCTCGGATCAAATTCTTGCAGATGCATTAGGAGAAGACGGTATTGGTCTTGTAAAAGAATTTAGAAACGATGATTCTAGTACTTATTTATCTAACGAGAGACAGCAAAAAAGTATGTTAATAGATATGTTGGTAAAACCAATAGTATCTCCAACGGCAGCAACAGAACAATCTAGTGTATTAGATCAACAGCTTCCCGTTATGGGTGCAGCCACAGTAGGCGGTGCCGCATCAGGTGGAGAAGAACTTTTTAAAGATCGTACAGGGGTTCGTTCTAATTCAAAATTTGTAGGTCCTCTCAAAAAAGGGGTTAGTAAAACTAGGGCAGCTTTAGGTCCTGTTAAAGGAGTCCTTGGAAAAGGATTAGCTACGAGCTTAATGCCAGCAGCACTACTACCGGTAGCAGCCATGGATCTTACTAATCAAGTAAGAGAAGGAGATTCTACTTTAGATATTGCTACCAACCCAATGAATTATTTAGGACCTGCTTTTTCAGGTTCCCTGGTTAAGGAAGCCACAGCTTTCTCCAGTCCTACTGCATCCAGTATCATGCGACTAGGAATTAGTCCAAAGGTATTAAAAACGGTATCTAGAAGATTTGGATTACCGGGTCTTGCAATATCTTCTGGTATTAGTGGGTATGAGATGTTTGATAATTATAGAAAAGGAAAAGGTTTATTTGATGATTAAAAATAAAACTTTAGTTAAAAATATGGAGTATGTTAAATTTGATAAAATACCACCATTAAAAGGACCTAGCCCACAGGGGTTGAATGTTTCAATAAAACAAAGTACAACAGTGATGAACTCGGAGAATATAAATGGCGGATATAGACAAAGCGTTACCAAACGTAGAAACAGAAATTAAAACACCCAGCGACGAGGAACTAGCAACAGTAGAACAAGAAACCCTTGAAGCTCAAATAGGTCCTGATGATATTGACATTACCGAAGAAGAAGATGGAAGTGCTACTATTAATTTTGATCCAGCAGCTGTTAATCAAGCGGGTGGTGAAGGTCACGGAGACAACTTAGCAGAATTATTACCAGAAGATGTATTAGGAAAACTATCTTCTGAACTTGCAGAAAATTATCAAACGTATAAAGCAGCTAGATCGGACTGGGAAAAAGGTTATACTCAAGGATTAGATCTTTTAGGATTTAAATATGAAAATCCTGCTCAACCTTTTCAAGGTGCTTCGGGTGCAACTCACCCTGTACTAGCAGAAGCGGTAACACAGTTTCAAGCCCAGGCGTACAAAGAATTACTACCAGCTACCGGACCGGTAAGCACTCAATCTTTAGGATTACCCTCTAGACAAAAAGAAGAACAGTCTAATCGTGTAAAAGAATTCATGAACTATCAGCTCATGGATGTGATGAAAGAGTATGAACCCGAGTTCGACCAAATGCTTTTTTATCTGCCTCTCAGCGGCTCTGCTTTTAAGAAAGTTTACTATGATGAACTACTTGGTAGAGCCGTATCTAAATTTGTTCCAGCCGATGATATTTTAGTTCCTTACACCGCATCTTCTATTTCAGATTCTGAAGCAGTGGTTCATGTTATTAAAATGTCAGAGAACGATTTAAGAAAAAAACAAGTAGCAGGTTTTTATAAGGATATAGAATTACAACCTGGCTACAACGAAGAAACGGAAGTAGAAAAAAAAGAAAGAGATCTAGAAGGTTTAACAAGAACTAAAGACGAAGATGTATTTACCGTTTTAGAAATTCATACGGATTTAGATTTAGAAGGTTTTGAAGACAAAGACTCCACAGGAGAAAACACAGGAATTAAACTTCCTTATATTGTAACCTTAGAGTTAGGTAGTTCAGAAATATTATCTATTAGAAGAAATTATTTACCAAATGATCCGTTAAAAAAGAAACAAGAATATTTTGTACACTTTAAATTTTTACCTGGAATGGGTTTTTATGGTTTTGGTTTAATTCACATGATTGGTGGATTATCTAGAACAGCAACCACTGCATTAAGACAGTTATTGGATGCGGGTACGTTAAGTAACCTGCCTTCAGGATTCAAACAACGTGGAATACGTGTAAGAGACGAGGCTCAGTCTATACAGCCCGGCGAATTCAGAGATGTAGATGCACCTGGTGGAAGTATCAAGGATGCATTTATGCCTTTACCATTTAAAGAACCGTCACAAACTTTATTACAGTTGATGGGCATAGTGGTTTCGGCAGGGCAGAGATTTGCCTCCATCGCTGACATGCAGGTCGGTGATGGCAACCAACAGGCGGCTGTTGGAACGACTATAGCTCTCTTAGAACGTGGTTCAAGGGTCATGTCAGCGATCCACAAAAGATTATATGTGGCAATGAAAAGTGAGTTTCAGTTATTGGCTGGAGTATTTAAAACTTATTTACCCCCAGAATATCCCTATGACGTAATAGGTGGACAAAGAAATATTAAAGTTACAGATTTTGATGACAAAGTAGATATTTTACCTATTGCAGACCCTAATATTTTTTCTCAGTCACAAAGAATATCCCTTGCACAAACAGAATTACAACTTGCACAGTCAAACCCTGGAATGCATAATTTATATGAGGCATACAGACATATGTATGAAGCAATTGGTGTAAAAAATATTGATCAAATCTTACCACCACCTCAACCACCAAGTCCCATAGACCCTGCTAGTGAAAATATTTTAGCAATGTCTAATAAACCTTTTCAAGCTTTTAAAGGACAAGACCATCAAGCTCATATTACAACCCATTTAAATTTTATGGCTAGTAATGTTGCAAGAAATTCACCGGTGGTAATGGCTAATTTAGAAAAAAACATATTTGAACACATATCTATGATGGCACAAGAGCAATTAGAGGTAGAATTTAGAGAAGAAATACAAAAATTAATGATGCTACAACAACAAATACAACAAAATCCACAAATGGGACAAAATCCACAAGTTCAACAACAGATGATGCAAATGTCAATGGCTTTAGAGTCTAGAAAAGCTAAACTAATTGCAGAATCTACAGAAGAATTTAAAAATGAAGAGGCTAAAATCAGTGGAGAGTACGGTGGAGACCCTATTGCTAAACTTAAAGCAAGAGAACTTGATTTAAGAGCTATGGATAACAGTGCTAAACGGGAGCAAGAAGAAGAAAAGATTAATATTGATAAAATGAAAGCTATGATGAACCAAGGTCAGTTTGACAGAAAATTAGATCAAGCAGAAGAGCTTGCAGAACTTAGAGCGGATACCTCTTTAGAGAAGACTCAGATGGGAATTGACGCTAAAAGAGAAAATGACTTTATGAAACAAATGGACGTTAGGATCTTGAAAGGTCCGAGAAGATAGTGTATAAATAACCAAGGAGAAAATATGACAAATAAAACATTTTTTACAAGGAATAACCCAAAGTACGTTGGTGAAGTTGTGTCGGATACGCCTAAAGCGGATTCCACTAACACACTAAATACTAATGCAGATGGATTTTCCCAAGAAGTAGAAATTAAAGTTCCTTTAGGACAACCAACTGTGAATAAAGTTAGTGGCCAAAAGAGAATGTTAGCTTCTAAAAAATCTACTTGTAAGTGGTACTAACTCATGTGGTTTTCGGCAATTAAATTAGCCGTTTCTGCAGGAAGTCACATCTATAAAAAGAAACAAGAAACTAAAATGATGATGGCAAATGCACAAGCCAAGCATGCAGAAAAAATGGCGAACGGGGAATTAGAATACTCGGGAAAACTTTTAGAATCTAGAAATTCAGACTGGAAAGACGAATTTATTTTGATTTTACTTTCGGTGCCTATCGTAATGTTAGGATGGTCCGTATGGTCAGACAATCCCGTACATATGGAGAAAATGGAGTTATTTTTTGTCCATTTTGGTAATTTACCCTTATGGTATCAAACAATTTTTGTAGGTGTAATTGCGAGCGTTTATGGACTTAAAGCAACACACTTGATAAAAGGTAAATAGTAGTATAAAAAACGTATTAAAATAACTTAAGGTATACATTATGAGTTTAAAGAAAAAATTAAAAAAAGCGGCTAAAGCAGCAGCAGTAGTTGGAGGAGCATTCCTTGCTTCTAAAGCTCTTGGAAATAAAAAAAGAGACAAGGCCATTGATTCAGGAATAAAAGCAGCAGACGCTGACAAAGGTTCTGACATGTCTCCTATGACACCAAAACCTAAACCATCAACACCATCAACACCTAAAAAAAAGAAAGCAACCATTGCAGGTGATTATAGTGGTATTGTAGATTATGGTGCAGATATAGATGTATCTGGCCCATCTACTCCCAGAAAAAAAATGACACCTGGTCCAAAATCAATACCTCTTATACCAAATGCCGGTTTTAAATCTGGTGGAAGAGTTAAATCAAAAATTAAAGGCTGTGGAAAAGCACTAAGAGGCTTTGGTAGAGCAATGAAGGGGAGAAAATAATGGCTAATCCAAGATTCAATACACAAGTTACTAATGTTAGAGGTAAAACAAATACAACTAAAAAAAGAGTTAAAAAAAACATGGGCGGTTCTATGAACCCAGCTATGGCAAGAAGAGATATGGCTTCAGGATATTATCCATCTGATATGGGTATGGAAGGCGGCGCTATGTATAAAAAAGGTGGCCGTGTTATGAAAAAGAAAAAGAAAAAATAATGTTAAAAAAAATAAAAGAAAAAATATGTGAATTGTTTTGTAAACTATTTGGTATTACACAATGTTTGTGTGATCACGAATGCGAATGTAAAAAGGATAAAAAATAATGCCTGGAAAAATGATGATGAAAAGACCTATGATGAAAAAAGGTGGAAAAGCTTTAAAAAAAGTTAAGCCAAATCAAAAAGGTTTAAAAAAATTGCCCAGAAAAGTTAGAAACAAAATGGGTTTTATGAAAAACGGCGGAAGAGCTAAGTAATGGCCGGTAAAGGTTTGTACGCAAACATCCACGCTAAAAGAAAACGTGGTGGTAAAATGAGAAAGAAAGGTGCAAAAGGTGCACCAAAAGCAAAAGATTTTAAAAGAGCAAAACAAACAGCGAGATCATAATGACTAAACTTTGTCCTAGAGGAAAAGCAGCAGCGAAAAGAAAATTTTCGGTATACCCTTCAGCATATGCAAACGCATATGCCTCTAAGATTTGTGCAGGTAAAATTAAAGACCCATCTGGAGTTAAGAGAAAAGATTTTAAAGGACGTAAACCAGCAGCTATGGGTGGTACGATGAGAACCGGTTACATGGGTGGTGGACTTACAGAAGCTACAGCTAAATTAAAAAGACAAGGATTAAAACGTGGTGGCATAGCCACAGGTTGCGGTAAGGTCATGTCAAATAGAAGAAAGATTACTAAAGTATATTAACACCATGGCAAAAAATGGGCTAGATAAATGGTTCAAACAAAAATGGGTAGATATTGGTTCTAAAAAAAAGAACGGCTCATTTGCAAAATGTGGTCGTTCCAAACAGAAAGCAGACTCGAAACGAGCTTATCCAAAGTGCGTGCCACTTGCAAAAGCAAGATCTATGTCTTCATCTCAAAGAGCTTCTGCTGTAAAAAGAAAAAGAGCAGCAGGAAACACGGGTCCTAAACCAACTAACGTTAAAACAATTGTGAGGAAAAAATAATGGTAAAAGAATTAAAAAAAGTAATTAAAGGTTTAAAGAAAGCTTCTAAATTACACGCAGGACAAGCTAAGCTAGTTAAAAAACATATCAAAAAAATGAAGGGCAATAATGGTAAGAGCAGCAGATAATATGCCTGCAAGAAATAAAAAAAACTTTAGACCAACAAAGTCTGGAGCAGGAATGACACAAGCTGGTGTTGCCGCTTATCGAAGAAAAAACCCTGGAAGTAAATTAAAAACAGCGGTGACTGGCAAAGTCAAACCAGGATCTAAATCTGCAAATAGACGTAAGTCTTACTGTGCACGTAGTGCAGGACAAATGAAAAAATTTCCCAAAGCTGCAAAAGACCCTAATTCAAGGCTTCGCCAAGCACGCAAAAGATGGAAATGTTAAAAAATAGAGAGGTAGTATAATGGACGACATGAGTTATGTAGACAAGATAAGAAAAGTTATTAAAATGAGACATGATGATATAGTTTCTGCTCTAGCATCAGGAGCTGTTGACAACATGGAAAAATATCAATATATGTTAGGACAAATACGAACATATCAGTATTTAAGTCAGGAAATATCCAACCTGTTAAACAAAAAGGAGCAAAATGAACAAGACGGAACCATTATTAACCTCAACTCAAAACCAAAAAATTGAGTTACCCGATAAGAAATTAGTAGGTGTAAAACCTATAGAAAAAAAATCAGATGAAATTGGGAAAACTCCAAAGCCTACGGGTTGGAGACTTTTAGTTTTACCTTTTAAACAAAAAGAAAAAACTAAAGGTGGAATATTATTATCCGATGTAACAGTAGAAAGATCTCAAGTAGCATCAACTTGCGGTCTAGTTTTAGATTTGGGCCCACACTGTTATGATAAAGAAAGATACCCAGAAGGTCCCTGGTGTAAGAAAGGTGATTGGATTATATTTGCAAGATATGCAGGATCACGAATTAAAATAGATGGGGGTGAAATAAGACTTCTCAATGATGATGAAGTTTTAGCAACTGTGGAAAACCCTGAAGATATATTCCACGAATTTTAACCATAGGAGAAACTATGCCACTAAACGAAGACGATAAAACAGTTGAACTAGATGTAACCGGACCAGGTGCTACTGTTGAACTGCCAGATACAGAAACTGAAAATGAAACCGATAAAAAGGAGAACAATAATGAGCCGACTGTTGCTTACGATAATGAGTCCAATGATACACCTGAGAAACCTGATGAGCAGTTGGATGTTCGAGATGAAAAGAACCAGGGAGGCGAGGTTGTACAGAAAGTTCCTGAAGATGGGGATAGTAAACAGAAAAACAACTCTAAAGATGTTGAAGAATACTCTGAAGGGGTTAAGAAAAGAATAGCAAAATTAACCAAGAAGATGCGAGAAGCAGAGAGACAGCGAGAAGAAGCTGTATCTTATGCACAGCGTGTCAAGGCGGAAAGAGATAGATATGAAGCTACAGCTACATCTTTAGATAAAAATTATGCTACCGAAATGGAGGGTAGAATTTCTTCTTCTCTTGCAGCAGCTCAAGCAAAACTTGCAGCAGCAAGAGTTAATGATGATGCAAAAGCAGAAGTAGAAGCATTAACGTCTATTTCTCAATTAGGTTATGAACAAGGTAAACTTGCTGAATTAAAAACTCAACATCAAATGCAGGAAACTGCTGAAAAAGAAAAACTTGTTCAACCAGAATATCAACAGCAGCCAATACAACCAGCACCTGCGGCAAGAGACCCTAAAGCAGAAGCTTGGGCTGACAATAATGAGTGGTTTGGCAAAGATAATGCTATGACTTATACAGCATTTGATTTACATAGAAAACTTACCGAAGAAGAGGGAATGGACCCACAATCAGATGATTATTATTCTGAGGTGGATAAAAGAATAAGACTTGAATTCCCCCACAAATTTGATAAGATAGAACAACAGACTAGTAAACCTACACAAAACGTTGCCTCTGCAACGCGTAGTTCAAAGACAGGTCGCAAAACTGTGAAGCTCACACCGACACAGGTAACAATAGCTAGAAAGCTAGGTGTGCCACTAGAAGAGTATGCGAAACAACTTATAATCACGAAGGAGGCATAAAGCATATGACAAACAATAAACCAACTCGTGCGAGTCAAACTAAAAGTGATTCTACAAAAGTAGAATCAAAATCAAAATCGGTTGCACCAAAAGTACAACCTAAAGTTTGGTCTCCACCATCGTACTTAGATACGCCCAACGCGCCAAATGGATTTAGACACAGATGGGTCAGGACAGAAATTATGGGGTTTGTCGACACCAAAAACATACAAGGACGCTTAAGGTCTGGGTATGAATTAGTAAGAGCCGACGAATATCCTAGTGAGGACTTTCCAACAATCACAGACGGCAAATACGCAGGGGTAATCGGGCACGGAGGCCTTGTGCTGACAAGGGTACCGGAAGAGATCGCGCAGTCAAGAGAAAATTATTACGCTAGAGAAGCTAATGATCAAATGACAGCAATTGATAACGATCTTATGAAGGAACAGCATAAGGGAATGCCTATTAATATTGATAGGGATTCTCGTACAACCTTCGGTGGCAAAAAGTAATTTTACTTTAAACCAACGAAATTTAAAAATAAACCGTGACTGGAGGCCCGCAAGGGTAGGTCACATAAGGAGAAAACAATATGGCTAATGCGTCAACAGTTGGGTTTGGTTACAGACCCATTAAAATGGTTGGTCAGGCATATAATAACGCTGGACTTTCAGAGTACAGTGTTGCTGCTTCTTCTGCTTTAATTTCGCACGCATGTATGGTGCAATTAACAGCAAATGGAGTAGTACTCGAATCAACAAACGGGATTCCGAATAATCTCGGTACCTTGAATGGAGTATTTTATACTGATGCAACTTCAAATAAACCAACGTTTAGTAACTTTTCACCAGCAAGTAATACTGCGACTGATATAGTAGCTTTTGTAAACGATAATCCTCAACAAATGTTTGAGATTATGTCTGCAGATA